CTGTATCTATTTTTAAAATATTATTTTTTTTATCCATAAAAAAGGGAGCGCTTATGCGCCCCCTATTGTTCTATTAAAACGGTAAATCATCATCTACCGCAATGTTATTTATTTGCGTAGCGATTGGAGCTGGTGGTGTTTCAACTTGCATTGGTGCCGGTGCTGGCGTTGGTGCTGGTGCAGGAGTAGCAAGCTCTTTTTTGTAGTTTTCTACATACTTGTTTAACCCTGTCTGCTCACACAGAAATGCATAGTTGTTGGCAAAGGATGCTTGGCCACCATTTGCAAAAGCTGCACCAGCTAAAGCAACTCTTGACTGAAGGATTATGGTTGGCTTGTCAACTTTAGGTGCATAGCTTCCTCCTCCACTTCCTCCCCACTTTTTCCCACTTTGCCCTTCATCATCCGGTTTATAGGTGATGTTTGTGTATTGGCCGTTAACCTTTACATCTCTTTGCAGCGTTACTGCTACGTTAGGATTAGCTACAATTTTTGTTGATTGAGCCTGTGTTGAAATGTACTGACCAGTTTCATAGTTTCCTTCTGGAAACCTTACTGTTATTTCATGTACATAATTCAATTGTCCGGTGTTTTTGTTATTAAACGTGCGGACACCATGTTTAACTTCTTGAACGAATACGCTTACTTTGTTACTCATAAATTATCAATTATATCTATTATTTTGTTACAATTATATTAAAACGGTTTATCTTCTTCAAAAGAATCTACGATTTTTTTAATTAACGCTTCTTTTGTTGGTGCTGTATGTGATAGTAATACTTGCGCTCCTACACCCGAGACATATAAACCAGCATTAGCAAATTGATTATTGCTTAATGTTAAGGTTGATATTTTTTTTGGTTCAACCCTAATAATTTTTGCATCATGAAATGCATAAAATTCCTCATTAGAAAGGAGACTCTGAACGTGGTTCAGTTGTTCTTGTAAATTCATTGTCTTGTTCTTTTGTTTCTATTTCTTTTAGTTTGTTTTCGTTTTCTAAAAACTCAGCATACGTTTCATCCCAACCAAGATTTTGCCTAAATGGAGAGCCGCTACGAAACTTTTTAACAATAACGCTAATGATTCTGCTCATTTCTTCTGAATAGTCAGATACTTTTTCTTTGTAGTAGTCTGGCCTAAATAGAAACATTACCATATCAGCATCTTGTTCTAATGATCCGGAGTCTCTCAAATCTTCAAGATCAGGTATAAAGTCTTCTAACTTTGGTTTCCCCTTTTGATTACCGGATTGTTTCGTTACACGCGAAAGTTGAGAAAGCGCTATTACCGGAACATCAAGCTTTTTGGCTAACATTTTAAGCCTTCTGGAAATATCTCCTACCTGATTTGTCTTGTTTTCTCCTTGACCACCTATAATAAGCTGTAAATAATCAATAAGAATTGCTTTTACCCCATGCTTATGAACAAGTATCTCTGAAGTAATTTCAACATTTGTTATATCGTAGATGTCGTCTATAATATATCCATGTGCCGGTAAATTAGCAGCAAAGTCTTCAAATTCAGCAATGTTATCATTGTTCATTTTTCCTGCTGTAATCTTGTTCAAATTGATTTTATTTCGTTGGGCAAATAATCGCTTAATCAATTGAGCAAAAGACATCTCTAATGAAAACAAACCAAAAGGCGTATCACACGTAAACATGTATTTGTTGATTATGGAAACTAACAAAGCTGTCTTGCCCATTCCAGGTCTTCCAGCAACTAGTATCAAATCTGAATTTTGAAACCCTCCGGTATTATAATCCAATGTTTTATACCCGGTGGTAACATTTGATATCTTTCCTAATGCTTTGTTGTTTTTTTCTATCTCAACGACTTCCATAGCTCTTTCTCTTGTGTCAGTGATAGTAGATCCTTTGATGTTCATTATTTCATCAAGGTCCTTTCTTAACCCATCCATCCATATAAAGAAGTCTTGGTTATCGCTTTTCTGAGAAGACATGGCAAATGTTTTCATAAACAACATTTTTGCCTTTTGCTCCATAGAGTGCTCTTTTAAGATTAAACAAAGCTTGCCTAGTTTAGAAGCATTTAGCATTCTATCCGAAGTCGGTGTGTTTAAAATATATGTTACAACAGGACAGGTAAGTTCTAATCCATGGTTATTTGCTTCTATAACAAAGAATTCTGGATCAATGTTCAATCCTTTTTTATACATGCTTTTTATGACATTGTATGCTTTGACATTGTCTGGGTTTGTAAAATCATCCTCTCTTATGTTTCTCATTACATACTCAGCAGTATTGCTATTGTTGAGCATTGTTGATATAACTATGGCTTCTATTTTTGATTTTGCAGCAATAAACACTTGATATTCCATAAAGGCGTTATCAAGTTCGTTTTGTGCTAATTGATCTAAATCAATCTTCTTTCTCCCAAATAGGGCTTTGTTTGTTTCTGACATTATTTTTCTAAGTCTTTAAAATCAAAATTCTGTGCTGATGTAATTAACCTTTTCCCATCCTCACAATGATTCAGATACCTGCACTTACCTTTTGTGCTTCTAAAACCAAGGCAATTTGTTGGGGTTGCTTTGGGAATAAACAGCTTATCGCTTAATATTCTTTCTATGTAGGTTTCTTTAAACCAAGCAAAGTCTTCTTTGGTTACATTTATCAGAAATGGCTTAATTAGGACTTCATCATGCATTATCTGTGATACGATGTATACAAATGGTAGCATTTTGCCTGTGGCCTCATAGACCTGCCAAACGTAAATGATAGATTGAAGAAAATCTTCTTTGGTTGATTTGTTATTCCAAACCTCTTCTATTGATGCTGTATATTTTAAATCAACTATGGCAGCAAATGGTTGTCCGTTGTTAAGTTGATCAAACTGAACAAGAGAAACAAGGTCAATATTTGATTCGAATATGTATCGAGGATCTTTATCGTAATGCAATACAAGTTGAGCTTCATAAGTTTCAAGGATATGTCTTTTAGTGACTATAGCCATTGCCTTTATTTTTTCAACTGTTTTTTTCTGCATTCCGTCAAAACGACCTTTGTTGTCTTTAATGACCTTGTTTATATCTCTAGGATCAGATGTTGCTCCGGTAACAAAAAACTCAAATAAGTTTCCCCGGGACATGTTGTTTTGAGCTTGCGGAGTAACCAATTGAGGCTTGGTTGTTGACAACAAGTACATTTTTGGGCAAGTGCTGTAATTCTTCACGTAAGAATACCTTAGTTTAGGTATAACTAAACCGTCTTTGTTGGTTACTGTAAGTTCAATCATTATTGTTCGATTATTTCTATTTTAAGTTCACCACCTTCTTTATCTACTTCTTCAATAAAGCATTGGTAGCCTTCTGCTTCTATTTTTGATAAGATTTCATCTTTGGTTTCGTTATCCATTGATGAAGCATCAAACTTAACTGCTTTAAGTTTAGGTTTAACAGCCAACATAATTTCAACGGCAAGTTTGGCAAGTTCTGCAGTATTGATTTGCTCACGTCTTAATGGTAAACCTTTGTAGGTTATTCCATCTTCAGTAATACTTATACCGGCAACGCCTTTGTTTTGGAACATTTCCTCACGTTCTGTTTGGATTTGTTTTACTTTGGCATCAACATCAATAGCTGTTCTTTCAACAAGGCTTAGTTCTTCTTCAAGCCTTACCTTTTCTTCATAGCGAGCTTTTTCTTTGGTAAGGTAAGCTATGTTTTCAAGCTGTTTGCTTGGATCTGGTGTTTTGTCTATTGTTTTAAGCAATTCTATTTCAGATATAACAACAAGCTCCATTGTCTCTTTCAATTCTTTGTTTCTTATTCTTTCTGCTTCAAGCTTGCGTTGCAGTTCTTCAAGCTGTGCTTCCATATCTAATATAGAATTGTTTGAGGCTGCAATTAAATCATTACCTTTTTGAATACGCATTTGCATGGTAGTTAGGCTTAATTTCATTTCATTGATTTTGTCTGCCTGTTGCTGCAATTCTGCTGCTGATGGTACTTCAACATCTTCTACACCTTCATAACCTTTAAGCTGCTCTGTTTTCTCTTTCAGTACACGATTTACGCTTGTACGGTTATCATAAGCCTCTTTGTACTTAGCATCAATTTCTGTTGTATCGAGTTTTAGAAAATCTTTTAGAAAAGCGATCATTTCCTTTTCGTTCTTCAATAGGAGAAACTTCTCCATATCAAATACAGATGCACCTAACAGTTCTTCAAGAAACTTTGCCGGACTTGCATAGTTTGCACCATCAGGTGAGCGTACAATAAGCTTTCCTTTGGGATTAAGCTCTGTGTAAATGCGCTCAACAATAACATCACGTTTTTCATCACCTATGATGATTTGTACTGTTGCTTTGTTCTCTCCTTCCATAATTGCTTTTACAGGGGCATCTACAGCGCCCAGAGTCGCAAATACAGCTTGAATAAATGAGGACTTGCCTTGTCCGTTTTTTCCGGTAATGTAAACCGAGGCACCTTCGACATCGGCTTCTACCGATTTGAGGTTTTTGTAGTTGTGGATTTTGATTTGTTTAACTTTCATAAAGTTGATTGTTGTTTTCTATTTGTGGATAACCGCAGTTAAAGCTTCTATTTGTCTCTTATTCAGGTTGTATAATTTATAGATTCTTCTGACTTCTTTTTTCTCTGTCAGAAAAATATCTTGGGGGGTAAAATTAATAACATAGTATGGCTTTTTAAACTTTTTTTTGCTTTTTTTTATGAAAAGCACTTGCTTTCGCTGTGTTTTAAAAGTGAGCTCACCTACCCTTACCGGATACCCTTTTATCCATAAATCAAACGCTGCCAAAAAGATGTTATTAATTAGCGTTCTTTTAAAGAATTTTTTCTTTTGCATATCTGCTATCTTTGAATTTCAATTTTAATAAATAAAAACTATGTATTTACAAACAAGAGGCGTCTCTGTCCTATCCAATGCATTTGCATCGACAGGTGACCTGATCACAGACGTTCTTATCGGAACCAAAGGTTCCAAAAATCAGGGTTTGGTAAAAGTAGCCGGTTTGCCGGAATTTGCTTTTAAAAACATTCATCGTTATTCTGGGCCGCAGATTTTTTCTGCTGCTGTTGCAGGTTTTTACACCTTTGATCCACACACTGGTGTTGATTTAACAAACATTACTGACATTAGCTTGCGTTTTAACATTCAAGGTTTTCCTGCTGATGCTCCACAAGCTGAACGTCAGTTTAGTGGTATTTTTGTTAGTGTTGGAAAAAACGAATTCATTAGCACAGAAACATTGTGTGATCGTATTGTTGCTGCTTTTGCTGGTAATAAGTATTTTACAGCTACTAAAGAAGGTGCTTCAGGTACATGGACTGTTAAAATTACAGAAAACTTCAAAATTACTCCATTAGCGAAACAGCCTTCACTTACAACATTGCATTTAACTGGTGTTGTTAACAGTACTACGACTTTTGTAAAAACTGCTCCTATAGCACAAGTTGGTTATACCGGAAAAGAAGTATTGGAGTATGTAAATGGTGCAAGTGCAGAAGAGAAAGCAATGAAAGATTTTGTTTTGATAAACACTGGAACAATTGATTCTGCTGCTAATTATGATGTAATTGAAATTCTTTTCAATAAGCGTTCTGTAACATCTCCATTTGGTTTTGCCGGACAAGAGCCTTTCGAGTACATGATTTTGGTAAAAACTGATGCAACAAACAAGTCTGTATTTTATACAAAAATTAATGCGTTGTTTGCTGTTGATGCAACAGCTTTTGTTCATTTTCCTGGATTTGCTGCAACAACTCAGGATACTGGTGACACTATTACTCCGTCTGTTGCGGCAAACACACCAAAAAATGGTGAAGTTGTTGTCTTTTCTGCAATTGCTACTACAACAGGGTTTTCGACATTTACTCCGTATTTTGTTGTAAATCGTACAGCAACTACATTTCAAATTTCTTTAACAGCTGGTGGTAATCCTATTCCATTAACAACAAATGGAACTGCTACCTTTGGTGATTGGGGAAGTGATGTTGCTTTTGACACTTTGTTTGCAGTACCAAACATGTTATCTGACATCAATGCTTAATTGATAGTAACCTTTTAAACAGAAAGGGGAGCGTTTGCTCCCCTTTTTTTATGCTTTGTCTTTTGGTATCAAATGCTCGATCAATGCGAAAGCAAAATCTTTTGGCCAGCTCTTATGTTCTTTTGTAGACATGATAATGTCATAATCTCCTTTCAAATTTTGCTGAAGGAAATATATTTCTTTGAAATTCTGAGCAATTGGATTTTTGCTTGTTAGGTAGTTGAACTTCATTTCATGAAGTATCTGCAAGTAATTAAGAATTTCAAAAGTAATCCACGATCCGGTTGGTTTATCAATTAGCTTTTTATCATTTATGGTTCTGATTTTCTCAGCTTTTGTTATAAGCGGAAATACACGATAAGTCCAATCGACAGTGTTAACCCTAAGCTCCCATTCGCTAAAAGCATTCAACAATGATATTAATGCTCTCTCTTCGGGAATAAGCAAAGATTTTTTCTTGTTGTTACAGAGCCTAAAAATGGGCTCATCTTCAGGTTTAGCATCTTTAGGCAAGATGTCGTAGTTTTTGAATTTAATTTTGTAGTCTTCCATTTTGTTCTTTGTCTACTTGTTCGAGTACAGGATCTATTTTGATAATATCATGCAAGTATATGCCTTGCTGTACATATAAAAAAGTATCAATTTCATCAATTGATACACCTTTGGCATATAAAGCTATTCTTGCATCAATACACATGGTTGTGTGCAGCCAGATAATATCTAAAGGTCCTAAAACCTTTTGGTTCTCTAATCCCTTGCCAAAATACTTTTTTACGCGATGAAACCTTGCAACGTGAATACTGAAGGTACCTAAGATTTCTCCAGCAATCTTTTCGGAGTTTGGATTTTCTATATGTTTTAACGCTTTTTGTGTAGCTATAATAAACATATCTGTTGCTTGTTCAGCAGAATACACATACAATGGTTTGATTTCGCTCATATTGGTAAAAATTAAGGTAGGGGAAAATCCCCTACCTGTTCTATTTGGTAATGTTATATTTTAGAAATGACAAAATCATTCCATTTTTGGATATTCTCCAATACAGCATTACCTGAATTATCGTCAAAACGAATAACTTCGGTACCTAATTGGGTAAAATCCCATAAGCTGTTTACCGGCTTTGTGTGGAATTTCTCAGCAAAGCGGGTAATGTCAGTTACTTGCATAACTGTTTCTTTTGGTTCGTGATAGCGTTCCATCATTTCACCGATAAGGCGATGGCCTTCTTGACGGTCAATAGGTCTTGATGCAAGCTCAGCGATTGTTTTTAAATCCTGATTAAATTGACCTTCTACGTCTGATAACCACTCTTCAAGGTTTTCCATCAATTTCTCGTAAGTGATGCCTCGTTGAGTCATTTCACGCTTACCACCGAAGATGTTAAAGTTTTCACAAACTTTTACATTGGTACCTAAAGCCATTTCAAACTTATCTTCCTCATACTTTACAGCAAGGCGAAGGTTCATATCAGCATTACCGATAAGATCTACAGTACCAATAAAACGCTCAAATACAAGGTTGTCAATGGTTGTGGTTGGCAATAAGATTTGGTTTGCTTCTGGTGTAGCCTTGTTTACAAATCCGGGATGGCTCATGCTATCGCGGTAAACAAACACCTGACCAAATTGATATTCCTGTCCTGTCTTTTCGGCAATTCTTTTGTGAATGCCGTGAAGGATCTGATGGCCAGAGTAAGGAACTGTCCTTGACTTTCTTCCTGGTTCTAATGAGCGGTTAAATTGCTCAAATGGAATACTGATAGCAGGCTGACACTTTTCACCGTTAGATCCGATGATGTTGCCTTGCTTGTCTTTAATGAAATTGCGAAATCCAAGATCCGCAACTGTTAAAGGTGATACATGGTTTGAGTTTGACTCAATTACTGTTGATTCTGTTACTTCTGACATAATTAAATGATTGGTTGTTTTTCTATTATTTCTATTATCCTTTTGTATAAGGACCTTTGTTGGTCGTTAAGGCTTGGCAATGCAGCCTTAAACATTTCTATTGTTTCTTCAGATACAAGAATAATCTTTTTGGTAAAGCCTTTTTCAGCTTTTGTTTCCCATGAAAATCCTTCTTTAATGACTTTAAGCTCAGGGTAGGCTTTTTTGTTAATGGCTTCGATAGCTTCTTCTTTGGTCTTGAAGTTAGTTGCTCCCCATGAGTAAATGACACCAGATGAATTTTCTGAGTACTCAAACGTGAGTATTCTCATCCGTAAACCTTTTCGTATTCTTCCGCATAACGCTTTTCAAATTCGTTATAGGAAATGTCTATAGTATAGACAATTTCAGCGCACTCATCTTCATAATAAGGCTCTGTGCTTGCTATTTTTGCACCTGCATTTCTCATAATTGCTTCAGCATTTCTTAAATCTTCGGCATGTTCAATTTCATAGACAGTTTTAATTCTTACTCTGTCTGGTTTTGCGATGTCGTTTGGATCATTCTTCATTTTCTGTTTCCTCTTCGTAAATTTCTATTTCGTAGTTTGATCTATTGTGAATACAGAATTCACTTCCTTTTACTACCATCCAGCTACATTCAGACGGTTTTCTTCCATTTTCTCTGAGAATGTTTTCATACAATTCTTCAGGTTCTTCATCTGATTTTGGTTTTCTTGAAGGTAAAACGTAACCAAGTTGGTAGTTGTGGTCTAATATGACAATGATGTCATGGTTTTCTTTTTTCTCAGCATCTTTTACATCTTTGATGATGTCTTTGATAGCTTCGAGTTTTTGATCTTCAGCTAAATCATCATATTCAATGAGATCAGCTATTTGCTCGATTATTTTGTTCATGATAAAATTCCTTCGTCTGCAAATGAGTAATAGCTATTTTCTGTAAGGATAATATGGTCTAATACATTCAAATCCATAAATTTCCCGGCATTGATAATTTTGGTTGTAAGCTCTTTATCTTGATTGCTTGGAGATAATTCTCCTGATGGGTGGTTATGAGCCAAAATGATCCCATGAGCAAGACTGTCAACGGCAAATTTAAGCACTATTGGAATGTCTACGATTGTTCCGCTTCTCGATCCTTCAGATATCTTTTTATACCCAGTTACTTTGTTTTTTCTATTTAAAGTCATTATGAAAAAAGATTCAACTATGTCTGTACCTACGCCTTCTTTGGTATATAGGTCTTTTAACAAGGTTGCTGCATCTTTTGATGTTCTAATTGTTTGGGTTAAAACTTGGATTTCTTCTTTTACAAGATTGTACCTAACTAACCGATTTTCCATTTTTTCTTTTTTTTAAAAATACTATTGCTGAAAGTGGACATTTCTCAGCTTTTGCTATTTTCCGTGCAGCATCCATTTTATCGGTGCCGGTTGTTTTGATTCTCACTTTACCTAAGTCGTGTATTAGGTAAAAAGTAAACTCTTTTATTTCTCCAACCATTGTTTCATTTCAGTAATTAAGGGTTTAAGCTCCATTTCAAACTCGTTTGGTGAGCATTCTATTGTGTAGGTAATGTACACTTTATCTTCAGGTCTTTGATTGACTGATACGATTTCTGCACCTGCTGTTTTCATAGCATTTACAAACTCCTGAATAGTTTGTTCTGGTGTGGCCATGTTTAGGGCTTTTGCCCGCGTTAGTTTTCCGTTTGACATAATTTATATACCTAATTGTTATTTTTTTTTAACAGTTCTATCATTCCCTTTTTTGTTTGAGAGAATAGGTTTTTGCCATGTTCGTATGACCACAGAACATACCATCCGGAAAGATTTTTCTTCAGATCTTTTATGTTTTTTCTATTCATCTATAAATATTGATTTGTCCGGGTGCACGTTTGCCACCCAATCTACATCTTCGCTTGGTAATGATGAATGGATATCTCCACCTAATACCAAACCACAATGGTCTAAAGCAAACCTGTTTGCTTCTTCTTGTGAATTCGCTTTAATTGCGTAATTCACTACAAATTCGTACTTTACTTTTACTCTGAATTTTGCCATTAAAATAGGGTTGTTTGTTGTTTACTTGAGTCTAAAAATTCTATTGTTTGCTGAATGATTTCTTCAGGCTCTTCATCAAGGATGTTGTCAATAACATCTTGAGCAACCTCTTTGATAGGTTTTATTTTTCCTTCTGGTGTTGTTAGCGATACACGACCAATACAATCATCTTCATTGTTGTAGATTCTAATATCGCCTACATTGTCCATGATTCGATACAGTGCTTTTCTTCTTGTTGTAAGCCAATTTGCTGCTTCTTTATCTACTTCATTGATAAATCCCGCAGTCGACAGTATTTTGCAAAGCTCATTGCCTCGTTCATTACCCGGAAAAAAGTTTATTTCAACAGAACGAAGCCATTTTTCGCGTTTTGCTTTTTCTTTTTCTACTCTTACCCATGCAGCATCAGAAAACTTTTGTTTTTTCATTCTCAGTTTTTCTTCAGCCTCTTGCGCTTTGATGTCATTTGGTGGAAGCCATGCTTTACCGGCAGCAGCCATTAAGTTAAATCGCATCCATGTTTCTTCATCCCTAAACCAAAGGTGTAGTGTACCCTTTTTATAGAATTGGAATTCAAAGAATGTTGAAGATCCTTTTGTGCTTTCCAAATCTTTATGTCGGTTTGCTACATCAAACTGTCTATTGATAGAAGCTTCAAGGGTATTTACCTCTTCTAGTTTTCTTCCTGACACAAAACAAAGAGCAATGTCAATGTCATTTAAGAAATTACGACCACCACCATGATAAGCAAAACTCCAAGGTCTGTGAGTGTAAACTTTTTCGTATTCAACGATATAAGGCATAATAACCTTATAATTTACTTTATAAGCATCATTTGTCTTCCAACCTTCCCAATGTACCTTATTCTCTTTATCATAGGAAACAAGCTGGTCAAATACATCAGAAACGGCTTTTTGGATATATGCTCCTTGGTTAAAGTATAACATTTCGATGACAGCAATGATATTTTCTTTTGTAAAAGCAATGTTTGATTGCTCTTTTAAGAAAGAATCAAGGTCGTTCCGAAGTCGTGATGTAGCAATGTTCCGAAGGTTGGTTTTGTCAATGATAAATTTCCATGCCTGTGCTCGTAATCTATTGGTAAATATCTCATAGCGATGTTCGTTTGTATTAGCTTCTTTTATGATGTCTATTACATTCAACAAAGAGTAAGTATTATCTTCTTTGAAGTTTCTTGAAATCGACTCAGCCTTGCTTAATGCTATAAGTAATTCACCAAATGCTGTTTTTGCTTCATGATATGCCCTTTCTAGTGCAAGTAGCATATCTGATTTTACAAGTCCTCCAGTTTCAACAAGTTCTTCAGACTGAAACTTTGCTCTTTGTTCTGTTTGAAACCCGTCTGCTTTGTATTCAAACCGTCTTTCATCATCTGGTTTTACAAGCTTAACGCAAGCAACGTTTACGTTGGTTGGTCTTTCAGATTCAGCAAAACAGGCCCCCCATCTTTCTACTTCACCATTTTTTTCAATAATGGATTTAAGGAGTTCCCTACGCTTAGTATATGGGTTATTTATTGTTTCTTCGTTCAATAAGCAAACAACAACACCTCCAGGAGCGATTACATCCCATGCACGAAGCAAGTGTTCATCACCATTACTAAATGGAGGGTTCATGTAGATAACATCTATTTTGACTTCAATATCTGTGGTAAGAAAGTCGTTTCCTATGATTGAGACTCCTTTATCTTTTGCAATAGCCTGAAGCTCTGGTTCTATTTCAATACCAAATCTGTTTTCAGCCCTTGTCCAAAATCCTCTTTCATCATTATCATCATCTCTCCAAGTATACCAATAATTGCCATTAAGGTCAGCTAAAAGGTCTCCTTTTCCGCATGATGGATCTAGTACGTTTTTTCCGTGACAGTTTGCTTTTTGCCACATCCGTTTGGCTATTTCGGGCGGGGTTGGGTAAAATTCTTCGTTAAACATATAGTTTCCAAATTTTAACTTGAAATGCATAATCAAGCCCTCTTGCACCTCCTGATGAATTATCAGCCCAAAACCACCCAGTACTTCTGATATGCATTTCTGTATCTATTGCTTTTCTGTATTTATATAGATCTCCACACAAACCAGAATAAGATCCTTGACCGTAAGGGTTTCTGTGGTGGTTCATAGAAAGAACACCTCCAAATGCTTGTAATGCATTTTCTGTTTCGTTTTGATACAAATTATTTGTAACAAATCCTCTTATAACTCCATTTATTGTTATGGCATCTCCTTCTTGTATGGTTTCTCTTTCAAAGATTTTTTGCTGAATTTCTTGGGCTATATTGTAGTTTCTTTCAATTGCTAATGCATGTTCAGTCACTAAATCTTTAAAACGTAAAGGAGGTTCTGCTTTATCATATCTGTGTCTATAAACCAAAAATACTTCAGCAAAACGATTTGCTTTATAAAAATCTTCAATTGTCATTTTCTAAAATTGTTATTAGGTTTCTAAGTATTGATATGACTGTTGACTTTTCTATAACATCTAATGTGTTATCTAGCTCAAGTCCGTCTAATGAGCCATTAATAACGGCTTTTGCTTTTCCTATTTTTTTTAGTGTTCTTTTGTGTTCTTTTTCTATTCTGTGATATTTATAAAGTTTCAAGTGCTTTACGGCATCCCAAGCTTCGCGCAACTTTTGCGGACTTTCAATACCGGCCATGGCATTTACGCATTCAATGATTCGTTTGGCATCTTTTCTACCTATTCGGCTATTTAGCAAGGCTGTGATTTGTGCTTTTGTAGTTTCTGACATTACAAATACCATGTTCATTTGTAATTCTCGTTCTTCAAGTACCCACGGCTCCGTTGTGTGTTTAAAATCTGTCATAATTTTTCTTCTGTTGTTTTTGTACTAAGTCAAGTTAGACATATTATAACCAATACCTTTTTCATAATATTTGCCAGGAGCAATAACTGAAATTGATATTGGCAAATCTGTTACTTTTCTAAGTGTCTCTATTGCTGCTTGAGCTGTTTTTCCTGTATCGTAAACATTGTCAATTAATACAATTCCTGATTTATTTTGAAATGATGTTTTGCTTATGTCTGGCTCAAGCTCAAATTTGATATCAGGAAGCATACTGATATTAAAATCTGCTTTTTGTTTAATGTCGCAAAAATTTGGATAAGGCTCAGGCTTTTTTATGGCAAATGCAAAGTCTATTCTGAATTGACGATATGCCCATAAACATAATAGTTTAGTGTACTCAAATGTCCTTTTTGTTGGTATTGGTATAAGTACATCACCTAATCGAACATTTTTAAGCATTTTGTATAATACTGTTTCATAATGTTCATAAATTGCTTTTTCTGGGTACTTAATGGCTTTTGCCATTTCTTTGCCTTCTTCGTAGGTTTTAAATGCTGATATGACGTTTATTTTCACAACTTTTTGTTTTTGAAATAGCCTTCTCCAAAGGCTTGATTCATTTCTAATATCATTCTTTTACAATGATGTCGCTGGCTTACGAATTTGCCATGCTGTAGCGTTGTTTCGTAGAATATGATAATACTATCCAAATATGCGCTCATTTTGTGTTGTGCTGCTCTCGCAACATCACGAGCGGTAGGATCATTGGACTCATAAGCTTTGTCTTCAATCGCTTTTTGTTTAAGATACAAATCTCTAAGTTTCTCAGAGGTTTTGTAAAGGTTTTCAAAGGCCATCTACTATTGGATATACTTTATCAAACTCGTCTGATCTTTGGCTTGTAACAGTGTATGTTACTTGTTTTTCTATTCTTTTTCCTGTTGGCTGATACCCTTCCAAACTCCATGTATTTCCATTAAGGGAAATAATAGGGTGTCTTTTTATGTAAGACTTGATAACATCTTCTATTGGAATTGTTGATTCGTCATTTATAAGAACTACATCAGTAATGACTTCAAGTGAGTCCTGGTCTTTTGCCGTGTATTCGAATTCGGTGAAGTTTTGAATGCTGTTTTTCATTTTTTATAAAATTCGTTGTATTGATCTAATGTTGCAAGCGGTATGCAACCATCTTCAGGAAACTCTTTCCATGTTCTTAAGGTTTCAAGTGGGTGTGGAAAACTGCCAAATAGAACAGGATCTTTGAATATTGAATTGAGCGCGTATCTTCCATAGAAAGGTCCTTTGAATCCATCTTCTATCATTTTTTTTGAATCCTCAATCGAAACAAAGGTAAATATCTTTTTTCCTTCTTCTCTGTGAATTAAGCCTTTCATATAATTTGAAATTGAAAGTTATTATTTTGTGATAAGTTGATTAGTCTTTGGACATGTTGCTTTATGTATGTTTCTGTACAAAGCCAAGGGCCGGGTTTTCGTTCATCATATATTGTATTAATGATTTGACAACCTTCTGATATAAAAGACGTTTTATCTTTTTCTACCACCTCTGAAAACAAAGCTGTTACTGCTGGTTTATGAATAGTGATTCTTTCAACCAATAAATAAACTCCCTCTGGTGCGCTATCAGGCTTTACAAAAGTTTGTACTCTATATTTAAAGCTGTGGTCTTGTCTTTCCCTTAATGTTATAATTTTTGGATATAAAGGCAATTCGGTTTTTGAAGACTCTGTTGTTATTTTTCCTTCAGCAAGTCCTATTTCAATATTTTCTCCCATTACCTTTTCTAGAACCATTTTTACAAGCTTTCTAGCATTATCATCCAACCCCCATTCTGATTTGTGATGTTCTCTATTGGCAGTTTTATAAACCATTGCTATTTCATTAATTGATAAGCAAGGGACGTCCATAAGCTGTTTTATGTTTTCTGGTGTATGGTTATATTCTTCCCAATCGTTTGATATTTCTATTATTTCTCTTGGTATAGCGTACATGTTTTTATCCGGCATAATAAAGACATAGGTATCTGGATTTAGGTCAGATTGATATGCAATCGCTTTGGTTTTTTTATGAATGTATTTCATTGATTTACTATATTAAGTCTATTCTTCCTTTATTTATTATTCTGTGCTTGTTATTGACTTTGTGGTGCCAAAACCATTTTTCAGAAAGATGATCATGTTTGTCTCCACGATAAATAAAACCTTCATACTTTATTTTCCAAAAAAGGCATGATTTAATCCATAATAAAGCAAACCCTGCACTATTTGCTTTAAGGTTTATCTTTTGATCAATTGGTAATTCAGAGTAATGAATTTGTTTTTGTGTTTGTGGTTTTGGAAATATGTCAAGCCTTAGTTGTTTCATCTATGATTTGATGAATTTATTAAATTCTTCTATTGCTGCATCCATTCTAGCTTGCATTTCCTGCATAGCTGTTGTTAATGGTTTTCGCATCCATTTTACCTTTACGCTTGCTACAAAAAGCAGTCTTGACTTTGATACGGACTCTGTTTCACCATCAAGGGTAATAACAAATCGATATTTCTTCAGTGGATCTACATTCTCACCATCGGGTGTTCCAATTACTACCTGACCGGGTTGAAGTTGTGAATGAGGACATAGAAATCCTCTTCCTTTAAAAATGTAGATTTTGGCTTGAAATTTTTTTTCTTCAGATTCGAGCTTCAACTCTTGTGTTTCGTTACTCATTTGCATTTTTATTATTTCTATTACGAAATTCCTGCTCTGGGCCAATGCAATGGCTACGGAACTTCGTATAACGGTCGCTGAGCGATAAGCCTACGGCCTTCGCCCAGCTTTGCGTTATATGCTATTGCTTGCTGACACGCTTCATTTCAGCTTTATTGAAATATTTATCTTCACCAGTATACCATTCTTCATTTTTACCAATGTAATCGGTTTTTAACCTTATCAATATTCCTTTAGGGTCTATTCTCAATATTTCACCTTTTACATATCTACCACCTTTGTAACGAAAACCGATTACATCCGCAACGGCATATAACACGGGTTTTGTGCCATTGGCGGTTTCGTTTTTCAATTCATCATTTGTACTCATATCAATATTTGTTTTTCAATTTAACATTTGTGGTTAAAGTCGCCAACGGACACAAAGCCCGAAACCGTTAGCAGCAATGCTACGACCGCAACCCAACACCATATCGTTTAAATCCATATTTCGTAAGCGCATAGTATTCTCCGTGTTCATTTACCCATTGGTTAGGTCTTACTTCAATTAATCCGAGTAGCCTTGCAAGTGCATCATATAAAGCACTGCTGCTAACATCGTATTGCTGAACATTGCCAGCTTCATCGGTAACTTCAACTTTTACTTTCATATCAAGTAATTTTGTTATAATATGGTCCGCATAATGCTATCAATGCTTTGCATGTTTTTATATCAAACATTCCAATATGGGTGTAAGATGGAGGAATGTCTAGTTTTTCTGATACCCATTGATAAGCCATTTTTCTGGCTTCGTGTTTTTTAATCCCGGATTTCATTTTATGTTGCCACAATGCATCAAAGAATTTGTGAGCTTGCATTTTCCATTGTCTTAACTCTTTGTTAGCAACAACTCCAAGGCTTTGTCCTTTATTTTCTCCAGATTTGTGACAACCAACGTATGCTTTGCATCTTCGACAAATATAAACCGGCCCATAATCTACCATATAAATTTCTTTTGAAGAAAGCAGTAATTCTGTTTTCTGGTCGCAGTATTGGCAAACTTTCCCTGTGATGTATTCGTGAAACATCGGTACTTGATAAAAAGCAGTTGGTGTGGTATGCTCCATATTGTGTTATTCTGTATTCAGATTTATTCTTTTCTAATTCATGCGTATAAATCTCCTTATGGCAGAAAATGCATGGCCTAGACTCAGATATTCCAAAATAATTATTTGGCTCTGCAATCGAAGGTTTTTGCGTTAATAGGCTGTTTGTAGCTCTTTGCATTGTTCGTATAGTAATTCGTCCGATAAAGATACGTTTGTTGGAATAATCATCAAAATTGATTTTCCTGTACCGCGCTCTTTAACTAATTGCACTTCTTTAATTGGGAAGTACTCAGTCGATTTACACAATGATGCTATCTTGGTATCATCTGGTATACCTTTAAGCATTTCTTTTAATTGGCCAATATTTGTTATCATGATACAAATTTATATATAATTTTTTCTATTTTAATAATAAAAAAAGCCATGCTTTCGCATGGCTTTTCCTTTTTCGTAAAATTGTTTTAATTATTCGAGCAATATACTCTGTATTGGTAATCCAACCGGCACTCCTAAATATGTATTGTATACTTCCCAACTATTACCATTTTTTTGTATGACTTTTGATGGCAACGGCTCAGGAGATCCAAGATAAGTATTATACACACCGTAGGATTTGTTTAGTTGACTAGATCCGGGAGTTTCTTTGATTACCTGTGAGGGCAAAGGACTCTGGACCCCGTAAATGTTCTGATAAACATTGATCGTCTGTGGTTTAACCGTTTGATTTGTCGTGACTTGCTCGTAGTTTAGGGATTGAGCGGCAACCTCGTTTACAAATGCACCCAGGCATAATGCAAACAAAAACATGATGAACTTTTTCATTTTGATTTTCAAATTGATAGTGTAAAATTATTCTATTGATTTGGTAAATGCAAATCGATTTTTACCTTTGGTGTTCGATTGGTCGGGTTAAAGACGTCAGCGATCGATGAAATAAAGCGTTACTGAGGGAATGATGCAAGCGCAACGGTGGCACAAAGAGAGGGAGCCGTAGGATATCAACAGGGGGTATAGCCCTTGAAAGTAGCCTCTCAACTATGTAGACCTATATGCCTCATACATAGCAGTACATTCGACCAACTCATATGACAGGTGAATGGTAACTGAAGCAAGTGACCAACCCCTTACGGGTAAGGGGAAGGTATTCACTCACTCTTCAGTTTTTCTCTCAATCTATACTCTAGGTAAAGGTTTTACATGCTCTTTAGAGCATTGTCTTTAGAGAAAAGATGATTGATAAATCATCTAGAAAATTAAAATATTTCTATTTTTATATTACCTAGTATTATACTTTTTTTAATACTAGTATCTCACCGGTATGTCCTGTTATAGTCGGACCGGAATAAGGACTCTTAAAAGAAGCTTCTGAATATTTGATATAACCTCTTACGCTTTCGTTTATTTCATCAGCTATCCTATTCTTTTGCCGTCCTGAGTCTATTGATGGGTTGGTGTTTGTAACTACAACTTGCTTAATCTCATAGATTCCATCATCCAATAAGATTGTTTGTTTTAACTTTTCTTCTCTGGAATTGTTGATTACCCATACTGCAAAAGCAAGCAATATGCCTGCAAACTTTGTGATTAGCTTTTTCATTGTTTAAATTTATCTAATAAAGATCTATTAAATTCTAAGTCTTTTGCTTCTTTATTTATCCAGTTTTCGGACTCTTTGATCATTTCTTTAACTAATTTGATTCCTAAATCTACAGGCACAGATACTCTGTCATCTCCAGATAAAAGAACTTTAAAATCATTCCGATTTTCGATTTCATAAAGAGTCTTTAATTGTGAAATATGCATTTTCATATTTTCACAATTGACTGACATTTTTTGATACTGCTCTAACTTATTTTTATTTGACATTGATTTGAAATTAAATGGCAAGGGGATTACTCCCCTCACCATTGGTTCTATTTTTTATGTTTTGGATAATAAAAGGCTATCTTAAAAAGGCATATCATCAGTTGCTGTAGCAACTTCCATAGATTTTTCAACAACTGCATCATTTTTGATAGCTTTTTTGGGAGCTTCATCGCTTGGGCGAACAAAGTATTTGTTACCCGCAATGGTGTAGAACGTGAACACTGCCTTTTCATCTGTGGTATAGATGGCAAATGGCATAGTCCAACGCGCTTTAAGCATTTCATCTATTACTTCTTTCTTACCAGTATTGATAAGCGAAGCGATTGCAACCTTGTGTACTTCACAAGTCATTGGTTGTTTTGTGTTAGGATCAATAATCGGTCTTTGCATGATATCTCGTGCAATGGCCAAGTCTTTCTTTAAACGGCACATGAAATACATCTTGCGAAGGTTTCCGTCTTCATAAGGGATGTACTTTCCTTTTTCATGGCAAGCATATTGCTTACCATTAGGTTCATCTTTACCGGCAAACCCTTTGTGAATTTTCACAAATAGATCATTCGCATGGATAGTTCCGATGCGATCATGCGTTTCTCCAACGATACGCATATCAGATTGGTTCAGTTGAAAAGAGGCGTCAATAACAACGATGTTGTTGATTTTACCATTGGAAATGTGTGCATAAACAGCAAATGCTTTCTGTTTTGTTTGCACAGGTGTTTCAACAGCTACAGGCACATTAGACGTGGCCGGAATAGCATTTTCAACATTTGCCTTTTTTGTGATTTTGATTCTTTTGCTTGCTGGTTTTGATTGATTTGTGGTTGTCATAAGATTTAAAATTAAATTTGTAATGGATTTTGTTTTTCTTCTATCTAATCTGTTGATTGATTCACAAATAAGGGCGGCTGCTTTAACCAGCCAGCCCTTTTTGTTTTTTAAGAGAAATGGTGTGCTAAAATTCAGGACCTTTACCTATTGCACCATCATCATTTTTTTTGAAAGGATTCTCACCAATAACATTATCAGGAATGTTTGGCAATGTTTCTTTCGAAACCTGTGGAGCTGGCTCTTTCACTCCTACTTCAGCTAATTTGGTTATTATACTTTTTATGTATCCGGTATACTCAGTGTTTACAACACCGTACTTTGGATACATGGTTACAAAAGCCTTGTCAGCTTCAGCATATGCAGCTTTAGCTACATTGGAGATTTTCTCTCCTTCCTCATACTCCACATTAACAACTACTTCTTGTTTCTCATTTGAGAATTTTTCCATAGAAATGGTTCTACCAATAACTATGGTAGCGATTTTTACTTTAATTGACATTTTGCTGTTATTAAGCGGTTTTATATAATTCATGCGATTTCCTTTTATTATGCAAGACACTTTACATGGACACGAATGCCAGGAGTCTATTAATATCAAGGCTTAATCACACTTTTTTATTAAATTAACATAGGGAGATAACAATCTACCCTCTGTTTCTTTTGTTTTTCATTACCAATATGCCCTTTTCGACATACTCGGCAAGGTCTTTCATCACCAACTTCATTATGGAGTTATCTACGCCAATTTTAGCGATGAATGCTTTCTCATAAGATCCGGTAGCTTTATATCTAACTGGGAAGGTAAGTTTACCACCCATATCTGATATTTTATTGTCATTATTGACAATGTAGATCTTATATCCACGGTTGATAATATTCTTACAAGCTCTAACCACTTCATAAGGATGGTTACTGAAGTAATTTTTAGATTCAGCCTCAATGGTAGCTTTAAAGTAAAGCTTATCCATTTCGTACTTTTTCTTTTGTTCTTCTTTAGCACGTTTGATGTGCATTTCTTCTACCTGAGCTTGTTTAAGGCAAGCAGCAAGTTGAGCATTGTTAATGAATACTTTTTCAGTAGTTCTGAAAGAGGCAACTCTGTTACCTTGGATTTTGGTTTTTTTGGTTGTTGTTGTCATGTTGTTGAAGTTTTAGAAAGAAAGCCTTACTTTTTGTAGTTGTTAATTGATATTAAAATTGCAAGACAAGCGAAAGCAATACATCCGGAGATAAAACCGATTGTAAGTATCTTATCATGTAGCTCATGGTTTGGATTGGATTTTGCAAGCCCACCCACAGGCACTAAACCAATAGCAGATAAGAATACGATAATCCCTAAAAACATAATAATGCTTAGGGCAGTAGACAAGTGTTTAATTTTCATTACTTGATCCCCTCCATAATTAAGGCCATTGTCATTAATGCCACCAATAGGATTGTACCTGTGATGGCAATGATTGTTTCTGTTTTTTTCTTTGTAGCTGTTGTCATATAAATTGCCTCGGATTAATTGGTCACCGATAGCATTATTTAATAAGGATTAATCGTAGGATGATTAGTTTTTAGATATTCAGTCCGCTTTTCTTTATAGCTTGAATAAGCCTCATTAGAGTTAAACCTCAATTGTTGTATCATCCATTCAGTTTGTTCTTCAGTAAAATCTGTTATGATATAACATACATTCGAAACCGTACCATTAAGACATATTCTTTTATCTGCCATTCGTTCTTCAAAGGTCAATTCCCTTCGTATTGAATCTGCAAATGGTATTATTTGAGAATATCTTGGTGTTTCGTTATGTGAGCCTATTAGTTTAAAGGTTATACACCATTGTTCAAGGACTTCAGCAATCTTTTCCCACACATCTGGCCTTTCATCAAACAAATTCATAGAACTTCTCCCTTCTCCTTAATTGGCATATTGCCCCCCTTCTCCTCAAGCAACCACTTCTTCCTAAGCATACCCTCTCCCCACATCCCAACATTAAACCCATTCGCTATAGCCCTTTCCCTATACCTCTCATAACTCTCCCTCTCCTCCTTCTTCTCTCTCCCCTTCTCCCTCATCATATAGAAACCAGCCAATGTCTGTCCTACCTCACTACTATACAATACCTCATTAACCTTAATACGCTGCCTTTTTGGTTTAGACATAACCCCATCATTAGATAATCCCTGATTACCCATAACAGTTTCTTCTATCTTATTCATGTGAATTTTATTAATTATTATACCTTTTAACTAAACTTTTACCCCTTTTTGGGTACTACCATCTCACGCGTTTTTATACTAAATAAAAAAAGTTGCCGAGTAAAACTTGCAACAAAGTACAAAAAGGCTAATATTTGCCTAATGGAAGAGAATAAAGATAAGGCAATTAGTGGCCTACGACAGTTGCGCAAGATAAGTGGCAAGAGTATAGAGCGGATATCAAAGGAGACAGGTATATCGGTCCCAGCGCTGTATAATGCAGAGAAGGGAAAGACGTCCATGACTATTGATAACTACTTGGCGGTGATTGAATGCCTTGGGTACAACCTTGTGGCAGTTCCCAAAGCAACCAATGCCTATACCATTGCACTCGGTGATGGTAGCATCCAAATAACTACTGAACGGGTACCTCTCCTCCCTGAGAGTTAGGCACCACAATGCCCTTTTGGTGCAATACAGAGCCGTCCGAAGGAATTAGGCTTGGATGTAGCCTGAAGCCACCTAACCTGCCTAAGTTAACCGAATACCCCTTTACCATGCCTTTGTACCATTCACCGTATTTTGTTATACATAGGTGTTTGATTGCATTTGTCGCCCTGATATTGAACACATTGGTTCGTATCATTGCCATTTCGTACAGGTCAAGCGATGTTGACTCTGTAGCTTTTCTATCTCCGGCCTTGCCAAAGACAAAAAAGTCTATTGTTATTATTGCCATTTTTATACTATTGTATGTCTCCGACTCGAGGACCATTTGTATTAAAGTATCAAAACTGTTATTTGAATACTTCGAATTGTACGCCATAAGCAGGTGCTCCGGGAGGTGGTAGGATAAACGATATTTTGCCTGACTTGCCTATGATAGAGGTCATTAGCTTTTGCCATACATCTTTGGCATAGAATTGAGCACGAGTGAATATAATGCATAGAGATACATTATCAACTTCAAGATACTTCGCCCAAGCATCTTCTTTGCTTTTGAATGTAAAGCGGTATTCTTTACCATTACGAATAAACAGTAGGCAGTATTCATTCTGCTTAACTGTGGTAACAGGTGATTTTACCTGCTGAGGTTTTACTGATGCACTTTTAAGCGCATCTAACTGAGCTTTTAATTGCTCATTCTGGTAATTAGCAATATCCAACATGGTTGCTAATTGTGCTTTGGTTTCTTTGATCTTGGTTGTCATTTTATTTTGTTTAATTTGGCAAGTCTTGCCATTGTTTTTTATTCGAAAATTGATTTTGGTTGAGAATTAAAATTAAACAGTTCATCAATGCATGATGGACATACAAGCCTATAAGACTTTACACCATCTACTTCTCTTGTTAGAGCTTTTCTTGTATCTCCATGAGGAGTTCTTATGTTAGCCTTGCATTCATCACATACAGCTTCATATCCATGAATCTCATGCAATGGCACGTTAATCTGTCTTAATCCATAAGGAGCTGCATCAAGATAGTAATCGAACGTATAACCAACTGCATTACAATCTTCAAGCATTTGCTGTAATACTCTGTAATTATCCATATCATCACGTTGCTCATACTTCTGGATTACTTCCATCAATTCTGCTGGCCACAACTCACGATGTTGAAACAAGTCGTGCTTTAACTGTGGTATTTCAATTTTGCCAATGACTTTAATCTTTGGCGTTTCATCAGCCATAATCTTTTCTTGCATGGCTGTCTTTTCTTTTAGCCTTTGTTCAAGGCTGTTTGTAAATCCTCTTAAATTTTCTAATGGATGCATAATATATTGTTTATTAACTGATAGCGACATTGCTATCATTGTTCCCTGCCTCGGAGTCGAACCGAGCCAACACACACACCCAACGCAGGAAATGCCATTGGCAAATACTAATCGTATTCACCAAAGAGCTCAAGTTTTTGCTGTTTTTCAGCTTCGAGTTGAGCTTCGTAAGCGCAACGTTCTTCCCAGACCATTGCGTAGTACTGTTCTTCTGTCATAAGAATAATGCTAAAGTTGTAGGAGTTAATTTCTGAGATACTCCCTTCCCTCGGGCTGAATCACAGCCATATCGTTCCCCTGCACTCCGCAAAGAGTGTTACAGCCATTTGGCCCAAAGGAATACCAAGCTACTTAAGCTTTCTGTTTTGATCTACTGCAAACAGTATCGTAGATGCTGTTAAGCAAGCTGCTGAGATAAACCAAAACAATGCAGCATCTTCTCCTGTCATATCCCAATCATGAAACATAAATGGAATCAATACAAACATGAACATAGATGCCAATGCACATACAACTAATACAATAGTTCTCATAACTAAACATGGTTTGAGTCTGCAAGCCTTACAGTTTGTTTATTAATGTGGTCGAACGATGAGCGAGCGAACGCGAGTCGACCGATGATCGCGATGCCCGATGAAGTGAAAGGGGGGGGGCCTCGAAAGATGCCGAACCCCGGGGGGTGTGAACCCGAAGTGAAGCGAAGCCCAAATCGAATGGTGTCCTACCTTTACATACACCATTGAAGGTATTTTATAAAAAAGTCACATATTTGTGGTATGAAAACAACAGAAGGGGCAAATCAAAATCAGACTAAGGTATTGTTGAGTGTTACATTACCGGCAGTAAAAATGGGGGAAAGTTATGGGGAAGAAGAAACAAGTATAAAACGGTTAACGGTATTTACGAATGGGTTGGTAGAGTACTATGCGGATATAGATGAAATTGTTGGTGAAAGTACACATAGGACATATGTACGGATATTGTTTCAGATAAGCAGTTTAGAGAGTTTGGGGTTAAGGAATTTTGATATGAATGGGGATAATATGGGGGAGGAGCATTTGTTGATGGTGATAGGAATAAGCAATACAATAGTTCCGGTTTATATTGATTCTGGTAAGGAAGCTGATTTTTCGATATTGATAAAGGGGTTGATGGAATATAAGGTGAATGGGGTATTTACGGAAAGGTTTTTGGAATTGATACAAACGCTGTTTGTGGTAAAGGTAGGAGGTGTAAAATGAGTTTGTTGATAGGGATAGATAAGGAAGGGAATTTGGAGGAGAATGGATGGAGGGAGATAGAAGTATTTAGGAATTTGGTGGAGCGGTTTGGGGAAGAGGGGATGAAGGCGGTTATATTGGCATGGGACCCGTATTCGGCAATCAGTAGGATGAATGAAGTAGATAGGGAGCAGAAAGCGGCAAAGACTTATTTGAAGGCAAGGGCTGGGGATTTTTTGAAGAGCAAGGATTATATAGAGAGTCGGTATTTGTATATGGTGTTGGCACCTGATCCGTTGATAGAGATGCGGAGGACGTTGGAGAAGAAGTTGGGAGAGGTAAATGAGCAGATACAGAAATTGCCGTTTAATGAAACGAATGCGGGGAAGATTGATTCTTATATTAAGACATCAAAAACGATACAGGCACAGTTTGATGAGGTAATACAAATGATAAGCAATCGGGGGGCAATAAAAAGAAATATTGCTGAGTCGATGTTATCAGGTATTGAGCAATTTTACAAAATGGCTAGGGAAAAGCAGAAAGAAGATGAGGTCTTTAGGAATAAGACGAGGATTAAACGAGCGGAAGCTAAAAAGATGGCAAAAGAAAAAGTAGCTGCAGAGTTGGAGAAAATATCAAAATCAACAAAAAAGTAAGCTATGGCATGGTATAACCCGCACGTTGAAAATATACAATCTGGATTTATTGCAAACTTAGAAGAAGGGAGCGATGAATGGATTGAATATTGGCAGGAAGAAATTGAAAGGTGTTTAATTGGTTATATCTCTCCACTAAATCCAAGCGTTTATATAGAAGGTCGGTATTACTTTGTGCTAAATTTTACAAAAGCACAGACAGATATGGGTTGGGTGCACCCAGAATTTCGCGATTATCAGAATGAATATTTTGGATTTTTCGAAGACAATGATGATGAAGGGGTAAATACCGGAATGAAAAAAGCCAGGCGTAAAGGATTCTCATTCTTATCGCTGATGGGTATTATTTACTATGACATGATATTCTACGATGCTATTATTGATGGCATTGCAGTAGGTGATGATGAAACACTATCTTCAATGAGAAGCATGTTGTGGAGTCATATTGAGCACACAGATAGCTTTTTCTTTTTGCAAACACTAGTGATGAACAAAAGCACCATGACTTTTGGTTGGGAAGAAAAAGACGAAAAGGGAAGAACTAGAAAGTTTGGAACCGGCAACGTGCTACGTATGGAGCTGTTCAGTAAAAACGTAGAACTCTTTAAAGGACTTATCATGAAGCATGTGCTTTTTGAAGAAGTTGGTAAGTTTGAAAAGCTACGTGCAACTTATGGAGGTACAAAAGACTGCTTTAAGTTTGGAGCAAAGACAATCGGCACAGGAATATTTGGTGGAACTGGTGGAGATGTGGAGAAAGGATCTAAAGACTTTATGTATATGAGCATGAATCCCGAAAGCTTTAATATGCGATGGATGTTTGTGCCATCTACTAAAGGATTGCCACCATATATTGATAAGAATGGCAAATCTATTGAAGATCCAATAGAAAAAGCAGCAGCCAGAGAAGTAGCAGAAATGTATGGTGTTTCTGTCGAAGAGGTTATGATTGGCGCAAAAGAATGGTGGAAACGAGAAGAAGCAAAACTGAAAAAAGCACCGGACAAGAGCGAGCTCTATTTGTTCTACCAAAACAATCCAACAAAGGAAGAACATATCTTTCTTACGAAAGGGTCCGGAGTCTTTAATCAGGTTCTTATAGACAACCAAATCAACAAGCTAAACGATTTACCCCTTTATGAAGGAGCAATAAAAGGAAACTTTAAACTAGTACACAATTGGAAAGAAGTGTACGCGCAAAACGGATACGAATGGTGCTCGGAATGCGTAGAATTTGTAGAAGATGAAGAAGGCTCATGTGTTATGTGGAAACGGCCAAACAGATTAGGTACGGATATATTTGGACTCGATCCGTATGGGCAAGAAGATACAATCACTTCTGACTCTGAAGGAGTGTTATACGGCTTTAGGTTAAAAACAGCAAAAACGCCAAGCGACAACAAAATGATATTTAAACTATCAGGCAGGCCGATAAACATAAAAGACTTGCATTATCAAATATTTTTTAGTTTGATGGCTTATGATGCACAAGTCGATGCTGAAGCAAACATGGCAGCAGAGTTCTTTTCGTTTATGGAGCAACACAAAGCAGAGAAGTATTTAAAAGCAGCACCAAAAGAATATGATGAATTTGAAACCAAAGCAAAAAATAAGTACGGACGGAGAATGTCGCCACCTGTAAAAAAGATTATGGTTGGCCATACGGCAGAATATATCAACGAACAAATTGACGATGTACAAGATCCTGTACTATTGAATGATTGGAAATTTTTTGGATCTAAAAATACTGACCACGCATACGCTTTTGGTATGTGTTTAATGAGTGCAGCAGAATATTACGCTATTGATGGAGTACACATGCAAGAACAAGAAGAACAGCAAGCAACAGGAACAAGTCTGATTAAATACAAAAAGGTTAATGGACAAATAGTTGCAATTGTCGGATAGTAATTATTTATATTTGAAAACATGTACATACGCAAAGAAGACCAAGACGATGAAATCCCTATGTATGGGGATTATAAAATTCATGAAGCTCCAAAAGTACAAACACCGTTGGAAATGGGCCGATGGGCATATTTTTGCCTTACGTCAATAACACAAACCAATTCTTCATATGTAGCATCATTTGGTAAAGACGGCACAGATAATCCAAACGTAGGAAATCCATATGAAGCATTTGTCGATAGAATGACAAGTTATTACGATAATACATGGGCCGGAGGAAGTCTTGAGTACATGAATAAACTTTATGGTGGAGATCAGGTATTGCCAACAAGGTTTGTAAATTATCCAATCATGAGAAATAAAATCGAATGGATTTTGGGTAGATACGAATCGGCACCGGCCGACTTACATATGTCAGCAATTGACGAAAAATCAATCGAAGAAAGAATCAACGCTCAAACACAAAAGCTTTTTCTTAAATTGTTAATGCCATTTATCAAAGAACTTGAAAAAATGAGTGGCGCTGATCTTGAGCCAGACAAAACCATTCCTGAAGATATTGAAATGTATGCTTCAATGACTTTTAAGCAAATACATGAAATAAATATGAGCAATCTCATTGTTTACAATTTCAATAAAATGCAATGGGGGAATGAGTTGTCAAAAGGTATGCGCGACACAGCTCTTTACGGTTTTACATTTTTACGCATTGATCCGCATAACGAAACAGATGTCAGAGTTAAAAAACCAAACTTAAGAAACGTAATTTTTGATTGGGGTTGTGAAAATGATTATGGTGATGATGCAATGTATTTTGGAGAAAAACGATACATGACGCTTTCTCAAATAACAACAGAGTTTCAGCCGGAAAAAGAATACATGCAGTACATCAAAGATGAACTGTTCTCTTTGAACGGAACATCTTCTGATCCATACACGCTTGCTATGGGCTATACAAATACAGTTGAGGTTGTTGACATGATATGGAAAGCATCAACTACCAAACGCGTTAAAAAAGTGCCTAATAAGTATCTTGAAGGTAAATTTATCTATAAAATTCTCAATAATGACGAAGAGCCAAACCCTAAGAAACTAAAAAAAGAAGGTGCAGAAATTATTGAAATAGAAAAGTACGATTGGTATCGCGGTGTATTGGTAGGAGACAGAGTTGTTCTTAAATGTGAGCCAATATTTGCTCCACGCAAATATGATGAATTAGTAGACACAGTAAATCCGTTTACAGCGTTTTTATTCAATCGTATTAATGGCTATAAGCCAAATGGCCTTGGCGAGCTAATTGAAAGCGGACAAGAATTGTTTAATGCATGCATGGCAATGTTAGAACTTGAATTGGCAACATCTCCAGGAAACGTAGTTGAATATGATGTAAGGTATAAACCAAAGAATGTGCCTTTAACAGATGTGTTTTATCACATGAAAGCCAATAAGCTTATACAAGTAGACAAAACACGTTCTAATGGTCAAGGACATATGTTTAATCAGGTAAATCTTGGACCTAATGCTGCAACAATCTATTTAAACGTAGCAATGTATGTTGAACAGTTTATTGACCGACTTACAGGTATTAATGCTATGGCACAAGGAAACATTCCTTCAGATACTTATGTAGGCACACTTGATAAAGCAATTGATCAAGCAAACTTTATTACTAAACCAATTTATACGTTTTATCGTGAAGGAGTAAGAAAAGTGTATAAATCAGCTTCATGCATACTTAAAGAGATTAACAAAGGAAAAGACCGAAAACTATCGCTTTTGATGCCAGAAATCGGAATAAAAGTGTTTCAAATAGATGGCAATTATCCTTATGGCGAATATGACTTTTTCTTTAGAGATGGATTTGAAGAAGAAAAGAAAAGAGGAATGCTTTTACAGCTTGCTCAATTAGGTATTCAATCAGGAGTTGTTACTTTTAAAACGGTAAAAGACTTAATTCTAACCACAAACCTAAATGAGAGTTCTGCAAAAATAGACAAAGCTTTTGTTGAGTTTGAGCAGAAGCAAGCGCAAGCAGCGCAAATACAGCAGCAAATGGAGCAAATGAAGACCATGGCACCAAAAGAATTGCTTGCTCTTAAAGGTCAAATTGATTTGCTTATTAAACAACAACAAGGTGCAGATCAAAAAGAAATTGCTAATATTTATGCACGAAAAGGGCTTGAAAGTACTATTGTTGAAAATGAATTAGAAAAGCCAGGATCAACCGAGAATTTGCTGTAATCAAATTTTTAATTATAAATTTGTAATATAATATCAATCAAAAAAAACAAAATGACAAAAAAAAATCAACCCGGAGATGAGTTTGAAGATTCAGGCTTTAATCCAGAAACCGACAACGAACCAATTGATTTTGATAATACCCCTGCAGAAGACAATCTTGCCGGAGTATTTCCATTTGGTGCAGACGCGAATGGCAACCCATTAGAAGCGCCAGCCGGTAAAAGCGGATTTGGCGATGATGATGATGTTGAATTTGAAGATAATAAAGGAGATGATGATGTAGAGCTTGACGCTGAAGGAAATCCTATCATAAAAAATAATGCGGGAGATCCACCACCTGCAGGAAACGAAGGAGATATTTCTGATGAAGATCTTGAAAAACTGATTAATTCAGACGGTAATGCAGAACCAGAATTACCAAAAGTAACAACTGCTTTGCTTGCCAAAGAGTTAGGTATTCAGGTTGAAGATGGCAAAGAGCCGGAATTAGATACTGTATTATCTGAAATTAAAAGGCTTCGCACATTTGATTCTGAAGAAGATGAAGATGTAAGACAGATGAAAATTTTTAAGGCATTAAATCCGGAAAAGAATGTTTACGATTATCTTCAGACTTTTGCTTCACCATTTGAGCCTGTGTTAAGAATGAATGATGAAGACTTATATCAAGAGTATTTGATTCAGAAATTCAAAAAAACACCAGAAGATGCTGCTTTTGAAATCAAGCAAATGAAAGAGGCTGATGAATTCGAAACAAAAGCAAAAGCTGTAAGAGCAGCCGTAGAACAAGCAAGCAACACATACGTTGAAAATAAACGCAATGAGCTTGTTAAAAATAAAGAAAAGCATAACCAGATAGCAAAGCAGAATTTAACTACAATGCTTTCTCACTTAAAGGAAAATCCTAAAGTGTTTAATGGTTATTTCAAATTGCAAAATACTGACATAAAGGACATACTAGAAGACGTAAAAGCGGGTGGGTTACAAAAGGCGATCAAAGATCCCAAGACTCATGCGGAACTTGTGTACTTCTACAAAAACAGAGACAAAATTCTAAACATCATAAAAGACAATGGCTTTGAAGATGGAAAAGGATTAGTTTTATCAGTGTTAGCCAATCAGCAGATTAAGAAACCAACAAGAACAAATCCAGCACCAAAAGTAGGGCAAATCAGCTCGAAAGATTGGTAAAAAATCAATTCTTAATCTAAAAAATCAAAATGGCACTATTTAACGTATCCAAAGGAAAGTACGGTAAAGCGAACCTAAAAGACAATTCGCTTACCGAAAATGCGCTACAAAAGCCCGAAATTTACGCGGCTATGATTCGTTTGCGCGATCAATACGGTTTCACATACCTCACAGAAGGTACTGGCCGTGTTAAAATGTTTGAAACTGAACAAACTGAATGGGGTAACAACACCCTTGAATGGTACATCAAAGGTCGTGGCGAACGCCCATCGACTGTTGCTGGCGCAATTCAAAGCGGTTCTGGTACTTCGAAGTTTGTACTGCCGGTAGCTGAAAACTATCTCAACAAGAAAGAAGTTGTGAAGTTTGAAAATGGCTACATGGCATTCATTACCGGAGAAGCTCAAGGCTCTGGTCCTTATTTTTACCCATTCGAGATTATTACCATTGACGAGTCAACAGGTTTACAGCTAACTGTAACCAATGCGGATATTCCGGTTGGAACGCAAATCAGCGTATACTCAAACTTGAACGAGGAAAGATCTAAAGAAGGTTTCGGTACTATCAGCTTTCCTGATAAATACAAAAGCTTCTTGTCTATCCACAGACGTTCTTTGACTGTATCTGGTTCTGGATTGCAAAACGTAGCTTGGGTAACCAACACGAAAAACCGTCAATCAATGTGGTATTTCGAAGCTGAGGACGAAGTTGAAAAACAAATGCTTCAGCATATGGACCGTTGGAGGTTGTATGGTCGTAAGACTATTTCTGCTGACGGAAAACCATTTGTGAACTATGCAGGCAAACCTGTATGGGCAGGTGACGGAGTATTTGCTCAAATCGAAGGTATCAACGACTGGTCAGTAAACAATGATGATGAAATCAACCGCGATAACCTTGCGGATTACATTTCGCATCTTGCAACAAAGTCAACAGACTTTGACAACAACCATTGGGTTGTAATGACCGGTGCTCGTGGTGCTAACTTGTGGCATAAGTATTTCGAAGCATCTATGGTTGATAACGGAAACATGTGTTACTCTTATGTACACGGAAAACCAATCGAAATGGGTGGTAACTTTACCAGCTATCGTGTGGGAACAAACACAATATCAATTGTTCGTGCTGCGATTTTTGATGATGAAAACATCCACTCAAAACGCGACTCAAATGGTTATTTGTTGGAGTCAAGCCGCATGGTATTTATGAACTATGGTAAAATTGACAAAGAATCGAATATCATGATTGGTGTTCGTAAAGGTGCTCAAGGAAACCGTGGTTTGATTAAGAAATACATTCCTGGAATGGCAGATCCTTTTAATTTGAAAATGGGCTCTTTGGCTACAAATTCAAATGACGGATTTGACGTTGAATGGCTATCAGAATCGGGTGTGGTTATTAAAAACCCATACGCGTGTGGTCAGTGGATCCGTAAATCCTAATCACATAAAATGTGCAAAACTAAGGGAGGCAATTTTGTCTCCCTTTTTTGTTTTTATATATTCTCTTATATTTGTGTATCAAATAAATCAACAAAATGAACAATAAGAAAAAAGATCTAGGTGAATTAGACATTGATGTATCAAATGCAATTCCAAGTAAAGTAATGCCTCCAAAAGCACAAGTTAATCTTGGAGAAACGGGTCCTATTTTAAAAATCAGAGACTATCTTGATGAAGATGGTAAAATCCAAAAAAAGAAAATTCAAGCATTAGGTAAGATAAAAGTTACTTATGTAAAAGAAGACAAAAAACGTCTTCAAATGATTGGTGTTTCTTCTTACAGAAACCCGCGTACAGGTGAAATTTTTGGATATCAGTACAAAGACAAAGACGACAAAACAAAACTTGGTCGTTACAATATTACTAAGCCAGAGACTCCTCTTGACTTAAAAAAGGACTATGACTACAATATGTTTTTGGCTTTAATGACTGAGCCGTTTGTGTATGGATCGCTTAACCAACGCGATGATATTTTCTTCAAAATTGTTTCATTGGCCAAAGAAAAAGAAACAAAACTTAAAACTACAACAGCGTTTGCACAAGCTGTTCGCATTGTAAATGAAGCTACTGAAGAGCAAAGAAAGAATTTGTGCATTCTTGTTGGAGTTCCAACATTAGAAACAGAGCCGGATGATTTGTACATTAGCTTAATGAATCTTGCTAAAGAAAATCCAGAAGTTATTGTAAATGTTTCTATGAATGATGATAACGAAACCATTTTGATGATACATGCTGCAATTACAAATGGAGTGCTTAAAGAGCAGTCTGGCATGTATTTATACAATCGTTATGAGCTTGGTTCAAGCGTTGAGTCTATTAGAAGGTATCTTAAACAAAACGCTTCAATCTATGCAATGATTAAACAAGAAGTTGAGGGATAATAAAAATGACAACAGAGGAAATGATAACGGAGTTTAATCTCCTTAAAGACTTGTATCAGGCACCATTTTTTGATGATGTTGATATTATTGGGTTTTTAAACAAAGCTACCATTGCCATAGTTGACTCATACTATCCAAAGAAAAACCAAAAAAGCGAATCGGGATCTGTAGGTCAAAGTCAAAGAAGCTTGGATGGGATACATACTTTAATCAAAAGTGCTGATGTTACTCCCAATGCTCCAGACAATTCGTTGTTTGGAGCAACCTGCTTTTTTGATTTACCTGAAGATTACCGACACTTTGAAACAATTCAATTACGTTGGGGAACAACAATAGCTCAAAAAGTTACTGTAAAAAGCTATGATGAAATTAATCAAGTGTTTTCAGATCCTTTTGCTACGCCAAACAACACTGATAATGTTTACATTATTTGGCACAATAACAAAATACTTCTTTGTTCTTTAACGCAACCAACAAACGCAAGACTTATTTATTGCAAAAATCCAGAATTGATAACTGAGGTAGATTCTTGCGAACTTCCAGAGCTTGAACATAGAAATGTAGTTACAACAGCATTCAGAATAGCGCTTAATGTTGCTGAAGAAACCGAACGTGCTAAATTGCTTCCAATTGTACCATGAGTTTAACACTTCAAAAAATACGTCAGACTTTTATTAATACCTATCAAGAAGGTTTTGATACTGAAGACAGGTCTTTGCAAAATGCCTTCATAAATGAACTTGCTTTTCAAGCTCGTGCAAGCATTGTTCTTGCTACTCCTATATTTGACCATCAATGGTTGCAAAAAATAACTGTAAGTTTAACCAAAGTAGTTGAACAAGGCGGTTTTTATTACACTGCATCTGTACCAACAATAAATGAAACAAGAGAAGGTGCTGGGGTGTACATGATTAAGTGTATGCTTAATAACATAAATACTGAAATTCCGGTAGAACCTGTTTCTCTTGTCAAGTTTATGCATAGCAAGTATGATCGCTACACAAATAAAAAAGCCAAGGTTGCCATGTCAGGCAATACGATATATATCAAAACAGCGCCAAACATATCATTACCAAGCCAAGTTTCTTTAATTGCTGTGCTTTATGATCCTTTTGATGATATAACATTTAATGATGTATCACCATTTCCATTTAGCCCTGGCTATTTGACCAACTTAATTGAAGTAATGTTTAACACATATCTCATAAAAATGTCAGGACCGAAAGAAAATGAAAATAACTCTTCAGAAACGATTAGGCCGTTCCCTCAACAAACTCAGCGACAGCAGCAAGGAGAAGAGGAGTAACAGCTTTAAAAAAGTTGTTGAGATGCATCAATCAAGAAGCGTGCATCAAAATTCCAGAGAATATTGTACTTATGTAAATGAGGGTATGCTTTATGACCTTTTACTCGAATACCGACCAACGGTATTGTTTGACGGTAAAAGGATTATCACAAAAACCGAATTCAAAGAATTTATTAACAGTTACACGTTAGCTGTAAAAGAAAACCTTATCAATGGAATGCCAATAAAATTGGCTTATGTTGGAGCTATTGGAATTGAGATTTATCAGAAAAAGGCTCAATTGCCTAAGTCTAGAAATAAACCATGGAAAGAAAAGCAGTTTGTAGAACTGCCTGATTATAGAATTATGCAGACAACATCTATCAATCCATTGAAATATAATCCACTTTCTCAACTAAGTAGATTAAGCATTGAATTTACAAATAATTCTAAAAAAGAGATTATTAATCGATATTTGAATGAAAAAAGAACTTATTCGTTAACAAGCAAATTCATGTATAGACTTGCAAAAACTATAAAAAATGGAAGTTATTAAAAAAGTCAGTCTTTCTCAAATTGTTTATCTTGCGGCAGAAGAAGACATAAGCGCAAGAAAATTTAATACTTATCTTAGGTATGCTTATCGCGCAATTGAATTAATGGGTACTATTGGTGCGCTTTCTAAGTTTGAGTACAAAAAAACAGTATCAAATGGTCGTATAGTTATAGATCATCCAGCAGAATTTTTTTATGTTCGATCAATTAGCATTAACGGGCAAAGACTTATTTATGCTATGGATGTTGAGTCAATTGCCGGTAGCGCAATTGAAGACCAAACTTACGGACCTACATATACCGTATCCGGCAATACAATAATACTTAATAAGGTTATGAGGGCGTCAATGGAAGGAAAGCAAGCCGTAATTGATTTAAGAGCTTTTGATTTGAACGAAGAAGGAGAGCCAATGGTTCCTTCAGTAATGCAAGAAGCTATAATTTGGTACATTCGTAAAGAAGAGGCTTATAGAATTTACCAAACAGCAAAAGGAAGGTTTGGAAGAGGACTTTTTAAAGATGCTGAGGTATCATGGAAAAATGAATCTGCAATTGCAATGCAAGACATTGATACTCCATCAGATGATGAAAGACAATTAATTCACACTATCTGGCATACTAAATCACCTCTTAACAGTGCAAGAGGATATAAAAACTTTAATTCACTTGGATAATGCAAAAAAGTCAAGACGCTTTCAGCAAAATAGATTCGGATACTCACCCATCAAATATTAAATCGCTTGGTGGAGATTGTCGTTTAATTCGAAATGGTAAAATATTTAACAATGGATCTGGTAACTTTAAGTTTGTTTCAGATGATGGAACAAAGCACGTATTTACAATACCATTTGTACCTGCTGAAGAAATAGCTGAAAAACCAAACATTGCCCATATATACCCCATTATAGGAATTAAAACAGGATATGTAGAAAGCATAATAGGACCTGATGTTACTTCAGCAGACGGAAGAAGATTTGGAATTGGTTTTTATAAAAACACCACACTTGTTGGCACTATACATGTTTATTGCAGACAAGACGCATCTAACCAATGTCGTGTTAGAGTTGATTTTGTAAACTTTGGTGGATATAGTAATACAGGTGCTTCTTTTGCTTTATCATTAGCTGGTGGATTAAGCGTTGAACGAAGAATATGTGAGCATGTTGTTGCTCGGTATAACGCATTAGTGTCAACAATAGACAAACAAGGAATTGTTTTAACTGCTAAAAAGCATGGAACAATGGAAGGGCAATCTAATATTATACCAGAATTACTTCATAATGATCCTGCTTTTACAGATTATACATGGTATCTTGAAGCAAAACTTGCAGAAAATACAAATTTTAACATTGACTGTTTTCCAATTGGAACAACAGATAAAGGCACTATTAACATTTATGGATGGGGTCAAGGAAGCGAACATGGTTCATCATCAAAATTTCCTGTATCAGCTCCGTTTTATACTCCCGGTAAAGACGAAATATGGAAAACATATTCAGAAACAAAACCACAAGGAAGTGCCGTTTATTTAAAGCATGATACATACTATTATGTAAAATCTGGGTCTTACATTAAGTCTGATGAATCTACTCGTTATTTAACAAATACATGGGATGGGGCAGAATTTAATATTTCTACACCTGATGGAATAAAAGCTCCAGGAAGTATTTTAGTTATTCCGTCCGGATCAAGCTTTACGTATTCTCCGTATGTAGAAAATTCAGAACTAATCGAATGCTCTCCTCAAACATATGCTTATACAAAACATATTCAAACGTATTCAGCATCTTATGTAAAAAAGCCAATACCTGTTGAAATACACGAATTTATAAAAGTGTCTTTTAATATTGCTTTGGCTTTTTGTATTGCCGGTAATGATGAAGAGGTTTTAATTTACAAAATTGATTTTAACAACAATGCAAATCCAGTTCTTACAAAGCTTATTCATACAACTGAAAACATTGACTTTTCAATCAACAATCAAATTAAAAACATTCATATTCGTTATGAATCTGACAATAACATATTTGTTTATTGGTCAGCAAAAAGTGGTCATTTAAGAAGCTTTAATATTTCAGAGCCACCAACAACAGACATTGACTTTAATACAAGAGTTTATAAGCCTATAAACTTTGGAAAAGTGTTTGTTTCTAATGTGCATAGGTCCGGAGGATCTTTACTTGTTGGCGCTTATCAATTTGCTTATGAATTATCTATTGACGGAGTTAATTGGTCAAAAACAAGTACTCATACAAATGCTATACACATTGGATCTGCAAGAGAAAACATAGAAACTATTAATGAAGAAAGCGAAACAACTACTTATCCAACACCGGTTAGTGAAAAAAATCGCGGATATAAAGGTTTTCCTGCAGGTACAAAAACAACGCAAAGCATTGAAGTTAAAATAACTGATATTGATAGAAGGTATAATTTTGTAAGAATTTACTCAATTGAAGCAATTTCTGGTAGCGGCCAATACGGAAGCGCGGTAGTAAACGTAATTCATGAAGGAGAGCTTAAAAACAAAGACTACTACGAGTTTATTAAAACATATACAGGAGTTATAGATGTTGTTAGAGGAGGTCTTAATATATCCGAAATTACAAAACCTTTTATTGTTCCAATAAATATTAAATCTTTTTGCTTTAACAGTAATAGACTTGTTATTGCAGGATATGAAGAACAATATCCGGTTTTGTCAGATACCGAAAAACTAAACGTAATTGGTGGAAATATAGTTAATGTAAAAGCTGCTCAGTTTATTGGATCTGACCAAATAGGAACTACAGGAACTATACCTAAAGGACACAAAAGTTGGTTTAACCAACAATGGTATAAGTCTCAACAAATAGGAGAAAGTTATGAATACGCATGGGTATTCATTGATGAATATGGAAATTATTCTGATCCATTACCTGCTTTTTTTACTAATCATGAATTTAAACAAAATTCAGATAGTCAAAATTGGTTTGACTTTATATCGCAAATAGGTAACGACCATGATCATTACACAACAGGACAAACACCTAACATTAGACAAGATCAATCAGCTTTTGCTTTTTGGATGTTTGGATCTGCTGTAAGAATGAGTGGAAGTTTTCCTTCTTGGGCTAAAAAAGCAAAGCTTGTAAGAAAACAAAAAAGCAATTTAAGAGATGAAAGATATTGGTGCCTTATAGATACACTTGCAAGCGAATCAGAAAGAAAACTTGTTTTTGCGCCTGACATGTTAGGCTTTAATTCGTTTAAAAAAGATTATCCCGCAAATGGCGACAGAATTAACTATTATGTATCTTATAGTTCACAAAGAGACATGCTTCGATATATTGATTACAATGGAGCAAAATATGCGTTAGTAAGAACACCATATGCAATGGAAGCGGAAGACATTACTCCTAAAATAGTCTGGTTTGATGCTTCTACTGAAGAAATTGCTTCTCTATATACAAAAGATGTAAATGGCGCTGAAAGAACAATTATTTTTTTTAAAACAAAAGAAGATTTATCTTTATTTTCAAGAACATATATGGCTCAGATTATAAAAAAAGAGCAGCCATCAACCGAAATAGGACTTATAAACTATGAAGACACAGGACATGAAATAGATTTGACTTACAAATACGATAGCAAATATCAAGGGTTTTTTGGAGGCGATTGTTATGCAGGTACTGTAATGAAGCCAATTGCTTATCCAATAACATATGACCAAAACACATCAGCAACAGATGCAAGCGTTTGGTTTTGGCAAATGCCGGTATTAAGCCGTATGAATTATGCTATGGGTAACGAAGGTTGGTTTATAACTAACGGAGAGTTTGATCCAGACTATAACAAGCTTACAATTAACCGCGACTATTCCATTTCAAATAGCTGGCTTAAATTTGTTTTGATTAAAGACAACTTTTTAAAGCTTACAACTGTATTTAATAATACGCTTATTTACACCTTACCAAAAGAAATCAACTCAAAGTTTAATCCATTTGGTAAATTGCTATCCAACAATATTGTTGACATGCAAGGCAATCTTGGAGCAATAACAGCCGTAGAAGATACTTTTGGTTTGTTATACGTGTTTTTTGAACGGGGTGTTATGGTTTTGTTTCCAAATGATAAAGAGTTGCTACAAACGACAGCAGGAACTAAAGTAGCAGTTGGTGATGGATCATATCTTACTTCAAGAGAAGAAAGTACATCAGAAACAAAAGGAACAACTGACAGGGTGCTTAGAACTGATTATGGCGTTTATTTTATAGATCCATATACAGATAGCTTTTGTATTACAGATGGACAAAAGCCGCCAATAGATTTAAGCTTAATGGCTTCGTTCAAAACAATATTTTCTATTGGCATTTCAAATGAAGTTAATAAAAATAAGCACATTGGTTATTGGATGAACTACAATAACCAAAATAACGAGGTTTATATTACTGTTTCAAACAAAACAGAAGACGAATCTGAAGTAATACTTAGTGGTGGTTTTTTTTGGGTAAAGGCATTAAATAAAAACCTTATTATTGGAGATGTTGTAATTGTTAATGGTAGCGGATTTAAACTTATTGGAACAATAAAAGAATTAGGAACCGTTTCTGGCTTTCTATGTTATAAAATTGAAACAGATCCTATAACATTTAGAGCAAGTTTTATTTTTGGAAGTTCAATTATTTCATTTGCTCCGTGCATTATATCAAAAGCAACTTTTGATATATTAACATTTCATTATGATGAAACGCTTAAGCTTTTTGAAAATGTTAGCGATAAGGCTTCAATAGGGAGTCAATTTTTACAAGAAAACCAAGCTCATGTTCCGCTTCATAACAAAGCAGAAATTGTGTATGAAACAAGCGAAGAAACTACATTATACAAAAATACAGAACCTTTGCCTTCGTTTGGTTACTCAGATCCATATCAAGCTTTTATATTTTCTACTTCTGGAGCTGTTGCAATAGCTACTTTTAATCCAATATCATTTACATTATCTGATGGTCCAATAACCAAAGCTAATGTATCTGGAATAGCAAGCTCAGTACCAAACGGCTTTCTAATAATGGTAACCAAAAAAGACTTTTTATTTAAAAAGTACTATAAATACAAAATTGTAGCAGACTTAACTATTAGCAGTTCAGCATCAGGAGAGATAGCTTTACAGCCTCATAAGATATTTGAACCATACATGACTGTTATTTCTGAAGAAAATTATGATGTAGCAAGCGGTTTAAAAGAAATAACCTTTGAATTTGAAGCTTTAGAAAACTTTGAAAGTCCACTGTGTTTATATCAAAAGGTTGGATCTGGCTCAGGTTTTACAGCAATTGTATTAAACATAAAAGAAATGTCTGCTATATGTGAACCACAATGTGAGCTTCATGTGGTTTTAAATTCAACTAAAGGAGCATTAGAATCAGGTGTAGTAAACGTAAACTCTGACCAATTTGTATATGATAATGGTGTAATTGCTGCCGATACTGTAGAACCTGATTTAACAGTTAATGTAATGGGTGCACAGCAAAACGAAGATACCATTGTAACTCAAGAGCTTGTAAAGAAAAGGTTAAATGAGTATAGGTTTGCTGTGCCATATTTTCAATCTTCACGCGGCAAAGAAAGGGTAAGGGGAGTATTTATTATTGTAAAGTATAAATTCACCAATTATTTTAAGAAATTTGCTGTACACAGCGTTAAGCATATTTATAGAAAATCATCATAACAATGGATGCAAGAAATCAATTTTTACAAGGAGGTGCCGGTCAAAATTTTTCCGGTTTACAAAAGCTTGAAGTACCAGGACAAAAAATGGACGAAAGCGACAATTATGGTTTTTGGGATGGATTTAAAGACATAGGAATGTCCACCTTATCAGGTGCAGGATCAGGAGCAGCAACAGGCGCTTTATTAGGCGGTGTAGGTGCTCCAGTTGGAGCCGTTGTTGGTGGACTTATTGGTTTAGGAAGCGGAATATGGAGTGCTGTAAAATCACAAAATGCTGATGAAGAAGCACAAGCAGCAGCATCAGAATACAACGCTAATCAGGAATCATTAAGAATTCAAAACAATTTCATTAAGCAGCGATCAAATGAGCTATTAATAAAGTCTTTTGAAGGAAAAACAAGAGAAGATAATTTATCATCTTATTATAACGCTATTGGTAGCGAATACCAATACATTTAACAATGAATACACCAATTAACGCAAGAGAAAGATTGCCCAATCTTTTGTATGACATCGAAAATCCAACAACCATTGCTGGGTTTCAGCCACAAACATTTATTGGCGGGGCTCAAGGTGCCATGGATTTGGGACTTGGAATATGGGGAATGATTAAAGATGATGATATCAACGCGCCTGTATATGAATCTACTTACCAAACAAGTGCTGTTTTACCCGGGTTAAGGGATAAGGCTGTACGTGATGCATTTGTTGGAATGGATGATTATGCTGCACGTATACGCGCACGTAACAATAAAAATGATGCTGTTAACTCAGCCATTGCTCGTTCTGGTGGAAGTAGGGCATTTGTTCAATCAAACGTAGCTGCTGCAGATGATGTGTTAAACCTTGCTAATCTTTCTATTGATAAAGAAATGGAAGCAAGACGCGTTCAATCTATGTCGGTTGCAGGAAACCTTGAAAACCTTGTTGTTCAAGATAAGTTAAATAAGCTCAAAGATCAACAATATTCATACGAAAGCAAGTACCGTAACCATATGCAAGAGATTAAGCTTGATATGGAAAATACAGCCGGTGCAATGAGCAGAATTAACTCAGGGATGGGAAGTCTTGCACAAGCGGGTTCGTATGAAGAACAATGGGGTAAAAATGGCACACAGCGAAATATGATGGCTGCTAATATTTTATTGGCTTTGTCTGCTGCAGGTCTTGATAAAACTTTACCAGACCCGACAAATAAAGATAGAATACCAGACTATATCAGAAATTACGATATTAAAGAAGACAATGGTGGTGACCGAAGACCAACAAACGATTATAAAGAAATATTAGGATTCATTGATGATGAAGATGCAGTAAAAGATTTCTATTTAAATCGCAAACCAATAACAGTAGGCAAAAAATAATTATGGCAGGATTTAACTTATACGTTGGCGAACTTGATAAAGGCGCTGAAAAAAATGAATTTCCTTGGCAACAGCTTATGCAAAATAAGATGGCCGAGCTTCAGCAGTTTAATACCTATATGGGTGCTGAAGAACGGTTTCAGGGTAGAGAACAAGCCAAGCTAAAAGAAATGGAAGACAGCTTTGCTCAAATGCTTGAGCGAGGTGTTAATATGCCATTGGGTAATAAACAGGCTTTTGAAAAAAAATACGTTGAAGAAAAGAATAAACTGCTTGAAGAAATGAAGCATTATTCCTCAGTACAAGGGTTTATTGCAAATGGCGGTTCTGCAAAAATGAGCGAATTCGCAAGCAACGTATTAGGCTCAGAAGAATTTGCTTTTGGTATGCAATCTTCTCGTATGGTTGAAGATTATAGAAAAGGCTTGCTAAACGGAAAAGAACACTTTATGAACGTCAAAGTTGTAGGTAAAGATGGATCTATTTCTTATGTAAATCCAAATGATGCCATTGTTGGAATTCATTCTGGAGATTACAAAACAGCATTTTATGGTGGAGTTGAAGATACAACATTTGAAGTTCCAGATCCGATTCGTGGAATGAGAGACGAATTTTGGACTCCAGAAGAAATCTATGCACATGCACTTAAATCAGGTAAAACAGAAAGTGTTGCAAAAAGACAAGCCGATAACTATGCTCAGGTATATAACCCAGCAGAAGGAAGAGGTTATTATAAAATGGTCACCGATCAAAATTTTGTGCTTGGTCAAGAACAAAATAGATTAATGGGAGCTAAAATAAAACAAGCTGCTGCAAGCGGTGGTGGAGGCGGTTCAGCTACAAAACAACCAGATTTGTATTGGAATGATGCAAAAGCAAACAAAGGCGCTACATTCAAAAATGGAAAAGCACAACCTGTTAATTGGGTAGACATGACAAGTGCTACAGAAGAATATCAAGCAATGGGTATTAAAAAAGTAAAGGTTACTACAAAAGACGAAGGTGGAAATGCTGTAGAAAGAGAGGTTCTTTTGCCAAATGGATCTGTTAAACCATATGTTTTACTTAAAGAAACAGACCTTGATGAACCAGATAAAAACGGTGCCACAGCAGGAATATCATATGAAACAGTTTTAAAAAATGCAAAAACAAGCACTTTCTCAACTTCTGACGACTCAAAATATTTAGGAAATACAATATTTGATGTTATACAAAACGCTCTTGAATACACTGAAATTACACACATAGATGGCGTTTCTGAATCGAATGCTGCTGCAAATGCAGAAACAGATAGAAAAATTATTGCTTCAACAACAATTACCAAATTGATTGATGGTGTAATGATATATGCCGCAAAAGTAGGAGTAACCATTACAACAGCAGAAGTTGTAAAAATGCTTAAGTCTTATGAACCAGAAGTAAATCAATTTATAAGATCATATCAAATTTCTGAAATTACTACTGACAAAAACTCTTCTAAAAAATTAGCATCAGCTAGATAATCATTATAAAATGGAAAACGAAAAAAAAACTATTGGCGGTATTATAAATGAGACAAAAGAAGAGTCTAGTGCTCTTCAAAATGCATTAGAAACGGTTGAATCAAGTGGTGATCCAAATCAGAAAAAGCCTGCTTTAAATCAGCCATCTTCTTTCCCTGAGCTTGTAAATAGCAAATGGGGTAATCCTGTTGGTCAAACACCACAAGGAGCATTGATTAATAACAAAAATTCTCGCATACCTGAGCCTGTAGATCCATCAAGTCAAGAGGAAGAAGAAAAAAAAATAAAAGAGCTTATTCATAAACTTGCTTGGTCATGGGATACAAAAGCTATGTCTGGTGAGCAAATCTATGCCTTGGCTAAAAGAGCAGCAAGATATCCGGAATTGTCTAATAGAATCCTCAACTATAAAAATCTTACAGATCTTGAACAAGAAGCTGAAGAATATAGAACTACCACTCAAAGCAAAAACATGGTTAAAAAGCCAATGAATGCGCTTGATGATGGAGTTAATTTAAGTACAGAAGGAGAAGAATACCAAAAAAAACTTAATGTCATTGATCAAAGAAAAAAGCAGCTTGAAAGAAGACCAGGGCAAACCGGATTAGAGTTTCAAGCACTTGCCACTGAAATTGGAATAAAAGAACTTGAATATCAAAAACAAGTATTTCAGCAATCAGTTGCCAAAATTGGAGAAAAGAAATTTGGTGAAGTTTTAAGTTTATATACCCAAAAACAGGAACTTGAAAAAGAAAAAGCGCGATATGAATCTTTAATCAATGGGCCTATTAGCCCAGAACAAAAAGCTGTTTATGAAAAATATTATAATGAACAGCTTCCGTTGCTTGAAAAGCAAATAAATGAAAAGCTTTTGCCTTATGGTAAAGAACTTGAAGAAATAAAAAAGCTTGAACAAGCATCAATTGCTCATAATGAATTCAATAAAATTTATGAAGCAATTAACAACGATCCTCGCGTTGCTGAAGAAAGGCTTAAAAAAGAAATTCAAACGCAAAACAGAGCATTAAGAGATGCAACGGGTGGAGTTTTTAAAACAGAAGCAGAAGATGCTTTAACGAGTTTTGGATTAGACTTGGCCACTTTTATTGCGCCACCGTTAAATAAATACCTTGGCGAAGAAAAAACAAACATTGAAAGAAGGACCGAAGCAAGACAAGAAAAATACTCTCCAACAGAAAACTTTATCTTAGATGTTTGGAGCACTACAGTACAGTCTGCACCAATTATGCTAGGTGGAACGATTGGAGCGGGTTCAAGGGTTAAAGCAGTAGCAGATATAGCAAGACTATACTCAGGCTTGCAATCAGGTACAAGAGCAGCAAAAATTGGAAATTTTGCATTAAACTATTTGGTAAACACTGTAATGTCTCCATCAACATATTTAACCTATGCATCTACATATCAATCAGCATTTGAAGATGAATTAGATAACTTAACGACAAAAGGAATTAATGTTGAAGAAGCTGTATCTATTGCAGGTAAAAAAGCAACAGCAGACGCATTTGTTAACGTAATGAGTGAAGGTATTTTTGACGAAGGTTGGATATATACAGCTAATGGCAAAAAATGGTTTGATGCTCTTAAAGGTGGAAAAATGAGACAGCTTACCGAAAGCGGTAAAATATTAATGTCAAGTTTTGGTGCCGAAGCAATTGAAGAAACGGGAGCAATGATTGGAGAAACAGCCAACAAATACATGACAAACCTTGCAGCCGGACAAGAAGTTTACAAAGATGTTTTGCCAACAATTAGAGACCTTGGTGTAATGTTGGCTTCTACATTATTATCAACTACTGCAATGTCTTTGGGTTCAAGAGGGCAAGCAGTAGATTCTTATATGTATGATCTTGCAAGCGATTTAAATTCAGCAGAAGCAGGATTTAGACAGCTTGTGCAAAGCGGAATAAAAACAGAAGAACAGGTTAAGCCATATATTGATAAGCTTTATCAATATAACGAATTAAACAGAATGTTAAAAACATCTGGGCTTAATGCAAGTAAAGAGCAGATTATGCAATATGCTCAAGTGCAAGATCAAATTAAAAACCAACAAGTTCTTTTAGAACAAGCAAAAGCAGAAAACAACCCGGTTATTATTGGTGCTGTACAAAATCAAATATCAGCCCTTGAAAAACAAAAAGCAGACATAGCACAAGCAGCAGTAAAAGAATCTGTAAATACTCAATTTACAAATGCTCAAGAAGAACAGAAAAATAAGGTTGTTCAAAATGCTGCTAAAAGACAGGTATCAGAGCTTCAGACAATACAAAAAGAGCAAAAAAAAATTGGCCTCACACAAGAGGTCGCTTCTGCTTTACAAGAGCTTGAAGTAACTGCAAACACTCCAACAGAGGAATCGGTTAAAGATGGTCTTATACCATCAACTATAACTAGAGTAAATGCTGAAAAAACAGCCTTGTCTGAAAAATCTGCACAGCTTGACGCTCAAATAGCTACGGTATCAGCAGATACATCTTTAACTGAAGAACAAAAAAAGTCTGAACTTCAGGTTCTTAAAAATGAAAAGCTATATACTAACCAACAGCTTCAAACTGTAAATAATCAACTTATAGGTTTAAATGAGCTAAAGTATCAACAAGATCAAAAAGCTAAAGCGGCAGAACAGGCTACAGCAAAACCGTCTGAAGGAAAAAGCACTACTTCAAAAACAACAAATGCTAATGCTTCAGCACCTGCAAGAAGAATTGATGCTGATACAGAAATAGCAGCTAACGAAGAAGTTGAAATTGAGCCTGCACAAAAAGTAATGAAAAGGCTTAAATCCCAAAATTCAGGTGCACCAATTAAAGGTGTTGAGAATATTAAGGCAAATGATGATGTTGCTAAACTTGCTCAGTCATACAAAGCTGAAGGATTAACCGATTTGGAGATTATGGACCGAATGGAGTCTGAAGGTGTGTTTGATGTTACAAGCTCTGAAAGAAAGGTTGTAAAAGAATTCCTTAAATCAGCCACTAATGGTATTGCCAAGAATGACACTAAAGTTATTAAGCAAGGCAAAGCGCAACCAAAAACAGTTGCCGATGTAAAAGATACAGACAAGCGCCCAGCTTTTCCTAAGTCAAAAGAAAAGGTTGCTAAGACAAGTAAAAAACCACGTCCAAACGACAGTGAAATAAAAAAGAAAACAAAAGAATATTTTGATGCCCAGGGAAATACAAACCCTACAAAAGCTGATATCGCAAGCTATCTTTTAAGTGAATCTAAAAATACTGACATGACAGTACGAGAAATCAATGCTGTCACTCAAAAGGTGTTAAGAGAATACGAAAGAAATGCCGGAAAGCAACCAACTGCTCAACCAAGAGCCATAGCAGTTGAAGATGATGTATTTGAGGAAGAACCAGAACCAGAACCAAATCCAATTCCTTCTGAAAATTCGCTATCTGAGCTTCAAATAGCGGAATCTGTGTATAATGAGGAAGAAGGTAACGAAGCTCCAATATTTGATGAAGAGTTTGATCCGCAAGTAGAAGGTGGATTAGGTATAGTCACTACCGAAGAAATGATAGAATTTAATGCTATCAACGCCATTCAGGGTGCATACAACGAATATGCAAAGATGTATAAGGAAATGTATGACAAAAATGGTGGCAATCTTACTGATAAAGATGTTCAAAAGCTTCATAGAATGCTTGCTGAAAAAGCAATTGAAAAAATCAATTCTCTGTACGGTAAGCAAATTAGCCTTGAAAGAAGAAGAAACGGAGAGTTTCCAACTGAAGGTCAAGGAGAAATGGAGCCTTTTTACAAAGCACTAAACAACATACTTTCGTTTATTGAATTAGGCGCATCTTCTACTGAAGGTTCTTATGGATTGTTTCAAACTTCACAACAAATTGCAAGAGATCACGCTATTAACGGCAAATCTTTTGCAAGCACTGTTAAAACCGCTATTGAAGAAGTTGGAAAAAGCTATGGCATTGAAAACTATTCAGCTATTGAAGCCATACAAGACATAGACGAAGCGATTACCGATGCTGCTGAGATTATATCTGATGGAGATCAAATCCTTTCTGATTTAATTAATAAAGGTGGTCCAGACTTAAATACAAGAGCTGCTGAAGCAGTAGGTAAACTTGCACATTATGTTTATCTGCAAAAGATGAAAAAAGCCGGGTTGTCTCAAACGCCAAACGTAACATACATATTTTCAGGTATAGCTTCTTTGTTTTCTACCAAAATTAACGGACAACCAAGAAATGTCCTTGAAGTTGTTAATTACATTAATGCAAGGCTTTCGAACAAAACTAATCCGATAACAGACAGTAACACAAGAATGTTATTGGAATCTATTGGCGAAGTACTTTATAAGCTATCTAATAAAATAAATGAATCTTCCGTAGTTAATGGGGTTGTTAATCCTTTTTTGGCAGCAAACACTATGAGATCATTAAGTACTACAATGGCTCAAAACGTAGTTCAAAAAAGAGCTGTTGCATTTGATAAAAGTGGAAAGGTATCTGTTTATGTCGCTAATAGAAGTAAGATTGAAACTGATGTTAAAAATGATGTTAAACGGCAAGTAAATGAAATGATTAAGAAAGGACTCTATGGTCTTAACTTTATGTTTCAGGATGCAAGAACAGCATTAAAAGCCGGAAGAAAGTCCGGGGATAAGAAAGAAATTATTGCAGGATTGCAAAGCTTAAGATTTATTGTTGCCGGTAGTGGTATTTTGGAACAGTCTATTGATGATGCTATAAAGGTTGTTGAGCAATACAATAGCCCAAACATCAAACCGTTGAAACAAATTGCTACAAGGTATTATAACCTTACAGAAAATAAGAGTGATGCTTCAATGGATCCTATCTACTCTTTCTTTGCTGCCGAACACATATCTAAAAACAAAAAGATATTTGGGGTTATATCAGAAAGCCGTTATTGGAGTTCTCGTTTAGGTAAAAACCTAACAGCTATTGAAAAGCCAAACCGAAACTTAAACATTGTCAGGGTTGCTGAAAAAGCAGCACAACGAGTAAATCAAGATAAGTTTCTTTCAGCACTATCTCAAGAAAACAACGTAGTTCTTAATAATCAAGATGTTCGTCATTTTGGTGGTAAAACAAGCAATGGCCGTCCAACAGCAAGAATGAAGCGACTTGCCAATAACCCACTTGTTGCCATAGCCAGCATTGCTAAAAAATACAGCATATCTGCTATTTCAGAGTTTAACATTAAGAAAGGAAAGAATTATGCAGTAGAAAGCGATAAGCTGACTTCTGAAATGGTTATTCTTACTTTAATGGGAGATTATCTTAATTCAGTAAATTATGGAACAAATGCCTTTAATTTTATTGAGCAAATAAATGATTCACCAAGGGTATATACAGTATCAGGTGCAAGGTTATATGCTGTTATGGGTAAGTCAGGAATTGAATATCAGTTCTCAAATGATGTTGCTTTTGCCGGAATGGATATAATGACAGGTAAACCAAGCGCTCATAACGCACTTGATTTATTTAAAGCAGAAGTTCAAACTGCTGTGGATAATGCAACAGATAGAAATGGTAATCCATTAAGTGTTGCTCAAATGACAAAGCACATACCAAGTATGTTCAGTATTAAAACTGATGCAACAGGTAAAAGAACAGTTGTCTTTGACCAAAACAGACTTAACCAAGAAGCACAAAAAATGTATGAGCAGTACTTAAATGCTCAACTTTCAAGGTTTTATAATCCTGCAAATGCTCAAAATCCTATTGAAGCAGACCTTGCTAAAAACATGGTTATGGCAGCATATATGAATTACTATAAAACCGGAGATAGCCAATCTTTTGGAAACGATGTAAAAGCCATTGCTGACCTTCCGGGAGTTACAAAAGGCTTATTGGATTTTATAAACGAAAACACAATAGGAACATTGTTGGATATAGACAGGTACAAAAAAAATGCCAATACTCCAAGTCAAGCGCTTGCTACAAACCATTCTATTCCTACGCTAATGCAAGAGTTTGTGGTTAATAGTGAATTTAATCGCTATTACCATATGCAATACTTACGTGGAGACCAAGAGCATTTTATGGCCATGGATGAAGAAAATTCATTTGTTAGGACTAAAATGTTTAATGCACCAGGTACACAAGTAGCAGCAGACGCTCCATTTAACTATGTTATTATGGATAAGAATATGTTTGGTGGTAAAGAAAGCATATCTACACCATTTGGTGAAGTTAAGGTAGGTGATGGGGTAATGTTCTTATCTGAGCTTGCAAATGAAGTTATACCTACTTCAGTCGGTGGTCAAATGGGTTTTGAAGGTCAGTATAAGTATGCTATGTCGACAGTAAACGCAAATGGTATTCCTACTGCACACAAAGGGATGCAAATAGTGCTTACTAAAGAATTAGCAGCGTCTAATCCAATACTTCAAAAGATGTACGATTTTATGCAAGCAAATAAGCTTGATGCTTTGCTTGACGATTCTACGGAAAAAATTGGTGCCGAAAAAAGAACAGCAATAGAATGGGATAGTAATGCTGATTTGCCAACTGAAGTAAATGTTCATACAGCAAATTACGGAGATATCTATATTCAGCTTCCAACCAATGAAAGCCAAAGCAATAGGTTTTCTTCAGATCCAGACCAAAAGAATAAGCAATCTCCATTGTATGTAGACTCTTCAAATCCAAAAAGCGTAGCTGCTTTAAAAAAGTTACAAAATGCTGTATCTAACAAGATTAATGCATCAGTAGCAAATGCAACGCTTGAGTCTAAAAACTTTACCGAAATGGTAAATGAATACCGAAAAATAGCAAGCCCATTAGCTAAAAAGCTACAAGCTGACAAGATTATAGACTTCTTACGCAAGCAAAGCAAAAATGAGTCTGAGGCTGTGCGATCAATGTATGAGAATATTATCCAAAAGATAAAGTCTGGATACAACTTTGAGTATGATGAAGGCCTTCTTTATCAGATACAGGCTGCTAAGTTTAAGCAAGCTATGAAATCAAAGATGAAGTCTATGTATATGGCCGTTACTTCTCCATTGCTTACAATAGACGGACAAACCAATAATACTCCAAAGTACAGAATAGATCCTAACAATACCGAAAATGGAATATCAGAAATGGTAGTTCCTGAAAGGTTTAAAGATGTTTTTGCTGAATTTGCTGATGAAAATGGAGATATCTATGTTACAGGGATCAAGGTTCCTTACAATAATGCTGCTACACAAATAAGAGCAAAACTTGTATTTTCTGAAGCGTTAAACGGTAACGGTTCAATGGTTATTCCACCATTGGAGTTTTATTCACTATCTAATTCGGATAATGACGGAGACCGTATCTTTATATACCCAATCCATAAAGAGCCAAAAAAATTACTAAGGTATTTAACAGACAGAGGTTTTTCAATTGATGAAAATACCACTACGGATCAGTTAATCAATATGGTTAATGACTATAATGATACCAGAGGTAAAAACAAAGAAATTAAGCTAAGCACAGCACTTGCAGTTTTTAAAACATATCAAGATGCAGTTGAGAACGAAGCAAATATGGAATTGTTTGAAGGCAAGTTTGGAAATGAAATGCAAGAGCAGGTAAATGATGTAAACGACTTTTTGAGGGTTATTGAGAGAGAGGGATATACAGGCAAAGCCAAAACAACCATGTCAAACTCTGGCATGATACAACGTAATGCTGAAATCCAAAACAGTAAAAATGGTATTGGAAAGGCTGCTGCATCAATTAGGGTTATTAATCTTGCTGTATCTATGGCAAGCAAGGCAAGGGTTCAATTTAGACCAAAAGGTGCCACACAGGTAAACTTTAGCATTAATAACATTAATTTTGATATGGCAACCTTTGAAGGTATTCCATTTGTCACCAACGAAATGAAACAGCAATTTGGTTTAAAAAGCAATGCTGTAAACATTGAGGAAATGAATCAAATAGCTGAAGAAAGAGCTCGTCAGATATTGAACGATAAATATCAAAACGATAAGAAAAAGCAAGATGATCAGTTTCCTTACGAATACAAAAAACAGCAAGACTTAATTGCCGAAACTTTTATATCCGCAATGTATAAAGAAAACCAAAAGAGGTTGCAAAACTCAACTTCTCAGGTTCTTCAGATATTTGTGGATGCTGTTAAGAAAGGATATTTAAATAAGCCAGGAGTAAACGACATGAATATGAGTGCGTTTATTTTGCTTGGTACACGTATAGGTATGATGAAAGGGTTAACCAACAACAGTATCGAAACAGGTATGTCTGTAGCAGTTAACTTTATTAATCAGCCAATTATTAAGAAGTACTACGAAATGGCTGAAAGAAACTCGCTTATTGCCGATGAATACGAACAACAATCTTATCAGCTATTTGACAACATTAAAGCTGACCTTCGTTCAAGAATAGCAGGAACACCTTATGAAGAAATGCTTGACAATAATACTGTCAACCTTTCAGCAATTGATTCAGAATATGGTCTTAAACACGTTCAAGATATTGACTATACTTCAGATTTGGGAATGGTTGGAGCAAACAATGATTACACTATCGCCCAAATAGAAGCTGTTAAAACTCTTGGTGTTTTGCTTGATATGCAAAAAGCAATAGATCCTTTGTCATTAAACACTAAAAAGTTTGATGATATTCCTGTAAGCATTGAGGAAAGCAGAACATTCATTTCTGAAATGGAAAAGATTGGTGTATTAGCCACTGATGATGAAGTTGATAATGTTTTGCATGGTATTCAAAAAGGCAAGTCTGCCGAAGAAATAGCCACAGAAAATACAAGAGGGTGGTTAAGAACACCAATGTCCTTTGGTACAAGGTTTTTGGGCTCTTCTCTTACCGGACAAGATCAAATTAAATTTGACACAAACCATAATGAAGCAATAGCCAAACTAAACGAAATTAATCAAGCCCTTAGCACAAAGAAAGGGCCTTTAATGGAGTCTTTGCTTAATAAAGGGTTAAACTATGACGGAGCAACAGCATACTTAAAATATATTGCCAAGGTATATGCTAATGAAGTTATAAGCGGAAATAGACACATATTAGAAGATCCTATCATGTTTGCTAAAGCTGAAGGGTTTTTTACTGCTATGTCTGTAATCGGTTCATCCATTACTGCACACTCTCCTAAGATTAACAGAATGATACATAAGTTTGTATCAAACATTATTAAGTCTACTTCCGGCCAAGTATTCCAAAAAGCAGTTTCTCGTTTTCAAGATGCATTTAGCCGTGTAGCTATGGGAGAAGAAATTAAAAAGAAGATTGATAATATTCTGAAACCAGAAGAAAAACAAAACTTCAGCTATGCCATGAATAAGGTATTGACAGCTTTGTATGATAATAGATCTGCAATTGCATCTAATGGCTTTATTAAGTTTTTAGAGTCTAGAGAATACCAAAGCGTTTATCAAGAGCCAATACGCAACGAAAATGGCTTACCTGTATATGATGAAAAGCTTTATAAGCAAGACTCAGGTATATTTAAAGAAGTTGATGGACAAAAAATTGAACTGCCTGAAAATGCAACATTTGCTGATTTTGAAATTGCTTTAAGAAACAATCCAATTGAAGCAGCTAAAATAATGATGGCAATTGTTATAAGCCAAAATGAATATCAATTTGATGTTTATGCAGATCCTTCTTCTGGAACATTGTTTAATTCTGTAACAGGGCAAGAATATATTATTCAAGACGAAGCAATTGTAGAAAATCAAGCAAATGATTTGGATGTGCTTTCAAACACTCAACCAAATAATTTTATTGATCAAGCTATTAAAACATTTGCAGAAACAGCACTTGCAACAAATGAGCCTTTTGGTGAAGCTACTGCAGAACAATGGTTTGTGGCAATGTCCTCATATTTATCTACGTTCAATCCAAATAAGCCAAGCCCAAGACACCAAAAGCCAACAAATCAAAGCATTTTGTTAAGCCAAGGTGGAATGACAGACTTTACAAGTGATCAGCTTGCTGAAATTGCTGAAGGAATAAATAACCTTTTTGCAGCGTTAGGAAATCCAATACTTGATTCTGATGGAAACGAAGTAGGAACCGTAATGGATAAGGTAATAACTGCTTTAGAAAATGAAGCATTACCAACATCATTTGCTGACGAAAGAATTATTTCTGATCCGTATATGTGGATTCAATATTTCAATGAGCAAATGAGCTATAAACAATCTCGCAACTTGTTGGGTATTATTAGACAAGATGCTGGAATTTATCAGGTAGATGTTGTTAAAGATTTGAACAAAGCATGGAATAACTCTCATGAAGATAATTTTTTTGAATATGCTAATGATGCATTGCTAAAAGAGCCTACAATGGCTTATCAAATAACCGGCAGTCAGATTACTAACATGGAAACCGGAAATGCAAAGGATATTAAATGGGCATCAGCTCATGAATATGTGCACCATAGAAATGAAAACAATGGTGAAATAACTCTCTATAAAAGAATACAATCTGGTTATATCAATACAAACGGTAAAAAGGGCACAGCAAAATCGCCTAACTATTTGTTTGTTCCAATAGCAACCTATTCAGAAAATGGCGATGTTACTGTTTTAAAAGGAAACAACGATATGCCATTGAGCTCATTCCAAGACATTGTTTCTATTCCGGCAAACTCTCAATTTGACAATATGAGTGTTGCTGATTTTAAACGTGCTGTATTTGAGTCAATACACGCTATTACAGGAAATAGTCTTGAGACAATGAATCTTTTGAGTGATGTCCTTAAAAACATTGAAATCAAAGGCGTTAAGTCTATTAATAATAAAGACTTTATTACGTTAGCAATTAAAGAGCTTCAGAAAGCATCTATTGGAAGCCCAAGCGTACAAACCAAAACCGGCAATACAATTACTGCAAGAAACGTAAACAAGCTTATTGAGGCTTTAAAAACTATTCAGGAAATATCAGCAATGAATCAGCCTGGTCAACAAATGTTTGTTGATACTAATAAATACAGCCAAATAACAAGTAAGCCAAGTCAGCAAGAAAAAACCAAAGAAAGAGCCAGAAGGTTTACTATGCGTAATGTTGCAGGCACAAACCAAAATAACAGAACTTCATGGTCAGAAACTAAATTGTCTGCATTAGATATCGTAAATAATATTTCTAAGTATGTTACAGGATCTTCAATAAGCTTGAGAGGTAAAAGCATCAACGAAAACCTTAAATCAAGAGGTATTGAAGCTAATACACTTAGCCAAGTTATTAAAGCATACCAAGAACAGCTTAACGCAAATCCATTTGTTGCTGACATAGCTAAGAAATTTACCGATGTTATTGGTGAAGTTAAAACCAATGTACTAACGCAAAAGGAATTTGAAGATGCTGAAGCAAATGCATTCGGCACCCAAAATCCTAACCCAAATACAAAAGCATTCTTTTATAATGGAGAAATATACATAAATGGGGACTCCAAAAGCTTAGATGCTCCAATGGTAGTTATTCACGAAGCAGTCCATGCATGGATTACAGATGCTATTTATGAAGCTGAGCAAGCTCAACCGGGTGATGCTTATTATGATTTGAAAGAAACTGTACTTGACCTTGCAAATGTACTTGGTAAGGTAGTAAGTGCATTACCGGCAAACGCAAGTGGCGTACAAGCTAAAGTAAAAAACATTTGGGAAGATCCTCAGCTTGCGGGCAACAACTTTGCTCGTGTGGATGAAATGATTGCTTATATGATGTCTGATACTACAGGAGAAATGCAAGAATACTTTGCTCGTATCAATCCTGACTTAACAGGCACTCAGCTTCAAAATTATGTTGGATCTGACAAATCATTATTTGGAAGAATAAGAAACTTTATCTTTAAAGTATTCAAAATGAGAAGCGCTGCTACCACAGCTCAACCAATACAAGATGCAAATCTTTATGAGATAATAACCAACATTCTTTCATACAACGAAGATTTGTTTACTGTAGAAAGTTTGATACCACCAACACTTCAGTCGGGCAAATACACAACTGTTGGTCAGTATACGTTTGATAACGCAAATGCTATTATTGACAATATGGAAGCTGATGGAATGAATGCTGAAACGTATGAAAATGCTGCAAACAGAATTCCCGGACAAACACGAAAAGATATACAAGACTTTGTAAAAGGTATAATACCTGAAGCAAATAAGCTGTTAAATAGAGGTATCAAAGAAATGCTATCTGGTAACAGTGTAACAAATTTGTCAAACATATTGGCTTCTTATACTGCAGGTCATGGTTCAATTAGCAATCATGCTGCCGATGCACTTGACAGAGGTGGTTTTGCTAAGCAAGTAACTGACTATCTTAGAATCAAAAATGAACAGTATGATGCTTATTTATCCAACCGACCAACATACTCAATTGGATTAGAACTTGCAGTAGATGGCAATATTGTTAGTGTTGGACCAAATGGAGAACTGAACATCAATACAGCATCTTTTAATATTGGAGAGAATGAGTCTGGAGCTGCTTTACCAGCATTTGATAGTTTATCATTTAACGAAAGAAAGCAACTATATGCTGCCGGAATACAAGCAGTATTGCTTGAACAACAAGGTGAAAAGATTGGAACTGTAAGGCTATTCCAAAATGATTTGGCTATATCAGGTTCGATGTCGACCAAAGAATACTCTATGGAAACACTTCGACCAATGATTAAAGAAATGATTGTTCAGAATCATATTGAAAATGGATTTAGCAAAGCAGTCTTTTCAAGAGTACAAGAAGAATTTGCGATATCAGGCGAAGGTGTTTACTCCTCATTCTTTTTGAAAAAGCTTGGAAAAAACTTACCAGACCTTACTGAGCAAGATAGACAACAACTTCGTGATGATTTACTAGACAAAGATTTACAAAATGATGCTCTTGAAGCAACCGTAACCGGATATATAAATGCTTATAACAACATTAGAAACTTTGTTCAGTCAGGCAAAATAATGGATTTGACTAAGGCAGATACAGTTGAATTGCTTGGCCATGTTCAAAGATTAAGAATGTTGCCAAACGATGCTCAGAATGGCTTTACCAATAACATGAGAGTTGTTGCTGAAGCTTTAACTGAAGCAATTACTTTGCAGACAGAGCAAAACACTATAAGAAATCAAATAGTTAATGCTAAACAAGGTAAGATAAATAGCATAATAAGCTCTATTACAACATCATTAAATCAGATTAGTCCAGACTATAAAATTGATTTTATACAAGATGAAATCATGAACACTATGGAGCAAAATGACAGAGAAATGCTCAAATGGAAGTTAAAGTATTCAAAGCTTGTAGATCAGGTAGCTAAAGAAAAGTTTGGCAGAGCTTATCGCGGAAGAAAAATTATAGGTCGTTTTCCACTGTTTAACTCTTTTAGCAATTCATTGTTAAACAACTTACTTGAACCGGGAAGCGGAAGCGTACTTGTTCAGAAGCTCAAATCTTTGGATGCCGGAATATCTGAATTACAAAATGGCACTATGACACAAGCAGAATTTGACGTGTTACAACACATGAATGAATTTTATGCTAAGTATGGTCGTTATATCTATAACAATACAGGTATATTTCATGGTGGTGGAATGGGTGAAGGATCTCAGTTATTAGGTGAACCTGATGGCCAAGCTTCTTACTACATTCCTTATTATCCATCTGGTGTACTTAACCGATACAAAACAGGAAAAGGTACCTTAAATAAGTTTATGACATGGTGGTATGAAGCATATCATAATACTAATATCCAAGATGATAGAAAGATTGAATCTTACACATTGCCAAGCGGCCGCGTTCTTAAAAATGTAACAGCAAGGGAAATAATGAGAGAAGCTGCTGCAGATGAAAAAATAGGAGAGTCACCACTATCTGAGAAAAACATTTCAGACATCTATACCATGACACATAAGATTGGTGGAGAGTTTTGGACAAGAAGAAAAGGCGAATCTACCAGAGCAGGAACCGAATCTCTTGCATTACCTGGAATGATAAGAACAAGCCAAGATTTACGTGAACCTGATTTATTTAAAACCTTCATGAATTATGCTGATGAAGTTAAAAAAGCTAAAACCTTTACTGAGTCAAGAGGGCTTTACTATGCCGGAGAAATGCTATTGCTAAATGAAAAAAATCCGGGATTGGCTAAATTTCTTATTAATGACATGAAAACTCGTATTTTAAATAAGAAGTTTGAACAATCAAATGAAACACTTCTTACTAAAGCAATAGACTTTTCTGTTACTGCAGCTCGCTTGTCTATGTTAGGATTTTCTTGGATTGGTGGTGCGGTAGATTTAACAGCAACAACAATTACATCAATGTCCGCTTATAACGGAATGGGTAAAGAAAGCAATAAGCCATGGGTAAAATTATTGGGCACCTATGCTGGTCCTGTAAATATGGTTCCTGCTTTGCTTAAATCTGTGTATTATTTTCAAGAGCTTAGAGATGTTGCATTGGCTTTTGGTATGTTTAACCATAGAGATTTAAGCACTGGAGATATTAGTATTGTCGGAACAACAAAAGCAGCTATGATGATGCCTTATTGGATATCTGGAAATATGCCAAGGCTAATGATGCTTGCAGATCAGTTGTCTATTGGTGATTTAGAACAAATTAGACAATACAAAAAAGACAATGTTTATACCGGTGGTGTAAAAGGAATGCTTGAAATATTGTCTGGAGATAAAACGCCAACAGATATCTTAGGAATGCCAGAAGGAGAAGTTCTAAAAGTTAAACGCGCTATTGATTATGTAGAACACAATTTAGGTAAATTTAGAAATTCTACTGAAAGAATGTACTTATCAAATAGTTATTTAAATGCAGCAATGCAGTTTAAATCATGGGCTCCTGATTATTTCTGGTCGCGTTTTGGTGCTGAGTACAATATGAATGGTGTTACTTTAGGTGGCAAATACAGAATGGTTGCAAAACATTTGGCAGGAGTAAAAACAATTAATCCTGAACAAAAACACCAAGCAATATCTAATGCTACATGGGGAGGAATTATAACCGGATTAGCTATGTGGGCAATGATTGATATTGGTGATGATGATGAAAAAGACTTTTGGAGTAAGCAATTCAAAGGAGTTAAAATTGGAAATAAGTCTGGAAAAGAATTGTTTAAATCCACTATGCAGCAAGTAATGGTGTTAGCAGAAGATAACTTGGTGTATAACTTATCTAAAACACTTCCTGCTTTATCTTGGATGGCTTCGTTGGTTGAGTTAGCAAGTAATTCAATAAGCTATACATTGCAAAGCTTTGGCACTGATGGTTGGAAGCGTAGTAAAAAAAGTAAATATGGTCCAAAAAAATCAAGCAAAATACCAGAAAACGCATTAAGAGCTTTACCGGCATCAAGAATGACTTTACAGTATTTGGAAAAAAACAAGCCAAAAAGCTCATCTGGAGTTTATGGAGGTTATTAACAAAAAAAAATAAATTAAATTTGAAACATGGCACTTGAAAAATTACAAATCAGCGTAGCTCAACCGTTGTTGACATCGCTTCAGTTTAAAGACACTACACCTACCGGAACAGGTGGATGGGAAATAAGCTCATTAACCATTGCCGGTGATGTAGACATCGAAATAATGGAAGGCTATAAACTTGAGCTTGAACATCATGATCAAGGAAGTTTTGGTGCTCTGTCATTTGAGGAGTCGTTATATGACAACCTTTACAAAGATCCAAAAGAAATATTGGCTGAAGATTGGCCAGACTCTCCAGGAGAAGAATATCCTGACGGTATTTACATTTTGAAATATGATCCACAAGAAACTTTTGGCACTGATTATCTTACAGAGCCAAACCAATTAATCTTTTTGCTTATTCCTCATATCTGGATTGATGTAACAAAGCTTTTGAATAAATATCAAAACCTTGAATACACCGACCAAAAAGAAAGGCTTAAGAACCTTTTTGCTGAAATCAAAACCTACATATCTATCTGTAAGGCACAAACTAGCTTAGATATGTATTTACCTGCTGTTAAATCATTCAAAAAGCTACAAGCACTTGTAGCAGAAGCGCAAGGAGAATACTAAGATGGGATATGTAAGAAACGTTGTCGATTTAGAAAACACTTGGCTATCTATTATCCTTGGCTTTGCAGCTATGGCCAGAGATAGCCACGACCATGAAGAAGTATCATTTAAGCACATCCATAAAGACCTAATTGATGTTTGTGGATTGCTTTATGAAATATATGAGGAAGCAAGGCCATATCTTGGACCTGAGCTAGAGAATGAATTATTAGACAATTATTCACAAGTTATAGTTTATGGGACAAGTAGTCAAACCTGATTTTGGTACAGCTTTTCAGCTATCATCTTCAATATTAAAACCTGCTGAAGTTCGTGCAAGGCAAATTATAAAAAACAGCTTTGACGTTCTTGTTCGGTACGATTTTAACATTGGGGATTTATCATATACTACGAATAACAATCTTCGCAAGATTGGAGAAATATGGATGGGTGCACCAAATGAAGCACCTGATACTGATAATGTATTGTGCAATGGTGATTCTTACGATCCTTTGGAATATCCAGAAGCATTTGCAGCTTGCGGATATGCTTACGGTGAAGACAATGGTAACTTTTTAGTTCCTGATTTGCGAAGAAGAAGCCCTGTAGGTTATGGCTTGGGAATTGTTGTCGGTCAAAAGCTAGGTGCAGAAACAGCAGATATTGCACATAATCATGTACTTGATATAGAAATAGATCCTCACGTAGCTATTGCAGAAAATTTTTCTGCTATGGAGGCAATTGTTTCTGAAGCCATTCTTCAAGATACAGTTTTATTTGAAATTGAATTAAATTTATCAGACAGTCAAATTGTAGATTTGGCTTTGACAGACATTACAACAACATGGACCGATGTTCATAATGGAACACCAACAGTTGAGATATCAGGAACAACAGAAGATGCTGCAACAGGAATAACAGTAGATACGCATAATGATACAATTGAAGAAGCTACAGCACACGTTCATGATATATTAGATTCTGACGTATGGGTAACAGAACATGCAGAAGGAGTTGGAAAACAAGTTGTTGATTTTAGTATTCCTGATACAGATGGATACCAAGTTAATATTACATTATCATTAGTACATACAGTTAATGATCCAGAACATATGCATGCATATAGCGGATCTACTATGATTGATGTAACACATAGTCATGAAGGAACAGCATCAGGCGAAATAGCGGTAAATTTTATTCAAAATATTACTCTTGGCCCTCAACAATTAGATTTTTCCCATAGTCATACAGTAGGTTTTTCAGGAGGTTTACCCGTTTCTGTTGATAACCATGTTGTAACAGGTATTGCAATTGGAGAGCCATTAGAAGTAAATTTGTATCACCCGGTTCAAGCAGTTAAATTTTTAATAAGACTTAAATGATAGCTAAAAAATACAAAAACTACTTTTTCATCAGCATAGCTGTTAAAAAGAAGGTATTCTTAGGAATAACTAAAACAGAGTTTATAAACGACACAATATCTATTGATAGTGTAAATGCTCCGGCAAAGGTTATGGATAGTTTAGCTGTAAAGAAAATACAAGAGAACTATGAAAAAAAATTGAAGTGCCCTGTTACTATATTATATTACATTCATTTAGCAAGCAATGAAAACTAAGTCATTTAATTTGGGCGATGTTGTTGCCGGTAATACTATCAATGATCAGATTTTCTATTATAAGAAAAATGGAGTTGCTGCTTCGTTAACAGGCGCATCTATTAAAATGGTATTTGCAAGAGATATTGATACTGTTGAGCCAAAGCTTGAAATGAGCACTGCTAATTCAAAATTAGCTATTACAAATGTTTCTGGCGGTGTTTTTAAAGTTGCTCAACACAATACCGATGAATCGGTTAAGCCAGGTAAATACACTGTACAGCTTACGGTTACAGAAGCAGGTGGTTTTACTGTTACCGGAGAAGGCGAGTTAACTATTAAGAAAAAACTAAAGTAATTAACCAATGGGAGATCCTATCATATTTGACGTTGAAATTAATCCTCAAACAGTATCATTTGATGTTGACACCAATCCAAATGAAATTGATTTTGAGTTAATATTTCCTGAAGGACCACAAGGAGAAAACGGGGTAGGTATAGAATCTGTTATATGGTTAAGCACTGGGGAATTTAAAATTACTCTTACGGATAATAGCATCATATATGCCCCTGGCCCTTTTACTGTAACTAATCCTCAACTTAATGATATTTTAAAATACGATGGAACTAAATGGGTAAACGGATTAGTTACAATATCAGAATCCGACCCCACAGTACCCTCTCATGTAAAAGCCATAACTAGTACCGAAATATCAAACTGGAATACTGCTTTTGGTTGGGGAAACCATGCAGGTTTATACAGGCCTATTAGTTATGTTCCTTCATGGTCTGAAATATCATCTAAACCAACAACTTTATCTGGTTACGGTATAACTGATGCTATGTCAACAGCACACCCCGCAAATGGAATAACCAATACAAATATCTCTAATTGGAATACCGCATATGGTTGGGGAAATCATGCTGTAGCGGGTTATTTAACTTCAGAATCAGACCCCATATATACAGCTTCAAGTTGGTATTCAACCACAAATAATAGTTCTAATTGGGATTCGGCTTTTAGTTGGGGTAATCATGCTTTGGCAGGCTATTTAGTTTCAACCGGAAGTTATTCTAATCCATCATGGCTAGCTTCATTAGATTGGAGTAAAATATCAGGAGCTCCTGCTTTTATAACAGGTAATCAAACTATAACATTATCAGGTGATGTAACAGGAAGTGGAGCAGTAGCAATAACAACTACAATAGCTAATGCAGCAGTAACATACGCTAAAATACAAAATGTAGCGGCCAACTCGTTTCTTGCAAATGTAACAGGAAGTGCAGCAACAGTTCAAGCTATAGCAACAAATAGAATACCTTTGTTTTCTTCAGCTATAACAGGCACACCCTCATCAACTACATTTTTAAGAGGTGACGGTTCTTGGCAAACTGTTTCAGGAGGTACAGAAGTAGACACTTTACAAACTGTTACAGCTCGGGGAGCAGGAACAACTTTAAGCATGGCTGTAGGTTTAGCTTCACCATCTGCAAGACTTCATGTAAAAGGTTCAGGTGCCACAAGTGGTACTTTAGCTTTAAGAGTAGACAGTAGCAGTGTTAATAATATATTTAGGGTAATTGACAATGGGGATGTTTATTCAAGTGCTGCCGGTGGAACTTCAACTGTACCAAGAATTTTTGGTGTTGGAGATTTAACTACTAATACAGCAGCAGTATTTGCCTTTGGGGATAGGTTAAATTCTTTGGGTTCTCATTTTGGAAGCCGAATGTTACTTCAAAGTTTTTGGGGTATTAATATAGACGTAAATAGACAAAATGGAGGTTTTAAAGATTTAAACAATGCCGGAGGAACCTCACAACCTTGCGTTGAAATTTTTAATTCGGGTGCACCTTTACCTACATTTAATTTTGGTGCAGCTTTAAGGGTTAGAGCTTCTACAAATGGCATACAATCAGATCCGTGGTTAAGTTCTATACTTGAGCTTACAAATTCAGGAGCTTCTGCAAGTTATATGAGAGTCCACCCAACAACAGGCCAAGTTATATTTAATGGCAATTCAGCTAACGATGCAGCGCAATTGCAAATTGACTCGACTACAAAAGGGTTTTTATTGCCTAGAATGGAAGGAGCTCAATTAGAAAGCATAGCTACACCACCTGCAGGTCTTATGGGATATGCTAATGATCCTAATGGATCTATAGTTACTTCCGAAGGTTGGTGGGGATATGACGGAACATCTTGGGTAAAAATAAATAAGCAAATTACTTCAGGAACAACAGCACCATCGGGAGGTGTAGATGGTGATATTTATTTACAACATACTTAAAAATATGAACACTATAACGCCTGGTCAAATTGTTTTATCCAACACTAATTATTATACTTGTGCTGGAGGTATTTTTGAGGATTACGATTTTGTGTTATGCTACAGTAAAGGATCAGAATGTAACGTAATGTTTTTAGCAATAATGGTCATAAAAAATATAAATGAATTAAATAATGAAAGTAGCAATTGAACAAATATTTAATGGTTCTTTAGACCAAGTGGCTATTGGTGGTACTTATGATTCCACCAAAATAAATCGGGGGAAACATACTGGCCAATTTAACTTAGGTAGTGGAGATATTGACAAGTTTGTTGGCCCAGCTCCGGTAGGGGTTGCAAATTTTGGTGAAAGTGCGCTTGCTATTCCCTCAAACTTTGTTCATCCTTATAAAGTTTCTGATGATCTTTTTTGGATATTTGGCTCAGACGGAGCTGCTACTGCCGCAACTCGAAGGGTGCAATTATGGACATGGGTTCCGTCAACAAATACTTATACACTTATAGGAGCTGTTACCTTAACTTTTCCAACTGCTACAAATCATACTGTTAGGGGTTTTAGAGTAGATATTGAACATTATACCACAGGAACAGTAGGAGTAAGTGGTACAGGTGTTACGGGTACAGGAAGCGCTTGGGCAACCGGTCTTTCAGTTGGTAGCCGTATAGGCTTTGGTTCAACCAATCCCAACGCAATTACAACTTGGTATCAAATTTCGGCAATTGGTTCTGATACATCCATTACGCTAACCACTTCTGCCGGTACAATTCCAGCGGGTACGCCATACGTTATACAAGACGTATTAGTAATTCATGCTAATACCAATGCTACAGCAACAAACGGGGGTCTATTTATTACAAAAGGATTGCAATATGCTGACTTTCAAAACCCGGCAACTGCTATTCCAGCAGCTACAACCGTAGATAAAATTAAAGCTACTTATTGGTTAAAGGACGCAGCAACCATAACAAATGACGTAATCGGGGGTTGTGCATTAGGAGCTTTTACATCATGGACTGAACAATACGTTTACAGCACCGAAGGAGCTGGAACATCTTTAAATATTTACCGATATAATGTCCGCACTCCACTTACTTTGACTGCTGGCGCAATGGTACTAACAGGAAGTAATATGGTTATTACAGGAGCACAAACCGTTACCGGAAACATATCGCAAAATAATAACGGACGAGTGGCAATTTTAAACCATGGGGCAGGTAATGGCGTTGAGTCTTTGTACCTATTTACAACTACAAGAATTATTCGTGTACCTCTCGCAAACGTAACATCAGGTAACACTACTTTTATTGCAGACCAAATGAATGAGGTTCCTCCTGGTGGCTCAAATACAAACGTTTTAAGTGGTACGTTTTTATCCATAGACATTGCCGGAACTATTGACAAACTTGTTTTTTGCGTTACAGGTGGTAACGTTGCCTCGTTGTATATATCTGATTATTACACCGGGGGTCAGCAAATTGACAGGAGAGCAACATGCGCAAGCTCCCAAACTATTTCCTCGCTACGAGATACCGACAGTCCTATTTTTGTACACTACCCCGGCACGGCTTCGCCTTTTATTTGGGTTGAGGACGGTTGGCTGTTTTGGATATACAACTCATCTGCAACCTCCAACGTGAACGGCCTTTCGGTATACCCATTAGCAGCTGACTTAGAATATCAAGCAGACGTAAACAACCGTATAATTTGCCCCAAAATAAACTTAGGAGCAACACCGGCAAAACTATATCGAGCCTTTATAAACTGCGTTGAAAACATAGGAGATATTATTATGGGAGTTTCGCCAGATATGTATAAAATGCAAGTTAGAACATCGGGCATAGATGATAATTCGGGAGCATGGACAGACGTTCCCCAAACAGGCAACTTATCAGGACTCGGAACACCATCAAATATTC